GACGGAGCGCGCCTGGTCGGAGCGCGCCTGGTCGGAGCGCGCCTGGACGGAGCGAGCCTGGTCGGAGCGCGCCTGGACGGAGCGAGCCTGGACGGAGCGAGCCTGGACGGAGCGAGCCTGGACGGAGCGAGCCTGGACGGAGCGCGCCTGGACGGAGCGAGCCTGGTCGGAGCGCGCCTGGACGGAGCGAGCCTGGACGGAGCGAGCCTGGACGGAGCGAGCCTGGACGGAGCGCGCCTGACCCCGTTCCGCGACGACCTCTGGGCCGTGCTGTCGTCGGCGCCGGCGGAGGTTCCCGCGCTCCTCGAGGCGCTGAAAGCCGGCAAGGTCGACGGCTCGACCTACACGGGCGAGTGCGCCTGTCTCGTCGGGACGATCGCGAAGGCGCGCGGCTGCGACTACCGCCAGCTCGGCGTCCTCAAGCCCGACAGCGGCCGCCCGGCTGAGGCGTGGTTCGCGATGATCAAGAAGGGCGACACGCCGGAGAAGCACGACGCGGCGCGGATCGCGGCCGAGTGGATCGAGGAGTGGCTGAAGAGCATCCGCTCGGCATTCGGCGGGAAAGCCGCGAAGGTGAAGGTCTGAATCGTGGGCGACATCGACTGGACGGCGCAAGCATGGGGCGCGGCCGCGGGACTGACGGCGGCGCTCTTGGCGATAGGGTGGACTTGGTGGAGAAAACGGAGGCGGCGATGAAGGGACTTTACATCGGGAACTTGGTGTCGGGAGGCGACCGGCTCGGGCTCCCCCTCGACGAAGTCACGAAGGCGACGGCGATCCTCGGCATCCGGGAGAGTGGTAAGAGCTACCTGGGCCTGGTCATGGCGGAGGAGCTCTGCAAGATCCGGCAGCCGTGGGTGGCGCTCGATCCGGTCGGAAATTGGTGGGGCCTTCGGTCGCGTCCGGACGGGAAGCCCGGGGGCTTTCCTGTCGTGGTCTTCGGCGGCGAGCGGGCCGACGTCGAGATCGAGAAAGGGGACGGCCGAAAGATCGCGGAGGCCGTGATCGCGGAGAATGTCTTCGCGGTCATCGACCTGAAGAAGACGTCGAAGACGATCTGGCGGACGTTCGTCCGGGACTTCGTCGCGGCGCTCCTCGAGGTCGAGGCGAAGATCCCCCGGAAGATCTTCATCGAGGAGTCGCAGGAGTTCATCCCGCAAACCGCGAGCTATCAGCTCGGGCGCGAGTGCTCCGAGATCGTCGAGCGCCTGGTCACGCTCGGCGGGAACTACGGGTACGGCGCGACGCTCCTCGGACAGCGGAGCGCGGCGATCGCGAAGGCGGCGCTCTCTCAATGCGAGACGGTCTTCGCGTTCGCGACTCAGAGCTCGCACGACCGGGACTCCTACAAGAACTGGATCAAATCGACCGGCGCGCACTTCGACGAGACGATGTTGACGGATCTCGCGAATCTTGAGACGGGGACGTGTTACGCCTGGTCGCCGAGGTTCCTGAAGCTCTTCGAGAAGATCAAGGTCCGACCGCGCGAGACGTTTCATCCCCGCGACTCGCGCCGGCTTGGCGTCCCGCTCCGCGATGTCGAGCTCGCGCCAGTCGACGAGTTCGTCGCGCGCGTGCGGAAGCAATTGACGAAGAGCGTCGCGTCGGTCCCGGTTCCTCCCAGGCTTGTTCAGGCGGCCGAGGATATCCGGGAGCTCGCCAAGAACCCGAAGCTCAAGCGCATTCTCCACGGGGCGAATGCCGGCGTCTCGAACGCGCTCGCCGGCGCGTCGGATGCTCTCACGGAAGAGCGTCACAGGGTCGCCGAGCTCGCTCTCGAAAACGGCAACCTCAAGAAGCAAGTCACCAACTTCCGGGACGAGCTCGACCGGGAACGCCGGCTCCGCGCCAGATCTGAAGATCGCGTCGCCCTGTGCCGGAAGGCCCTCGAGCCGTATTGGACAATGCTCAAGCGCCTCTTCGACGAGATCACGCCCGTCGACGAGGGGGCGTCGCCCGTCGACGAGGGGGCGTACGCGCCATGGCTGGAACGTGCCGGCCGCGGGGTGAACCGCCGGCTCCTCGAGACGCTCATGAAGCGCGGGGAGCTCACCCGTACACAGCTCGCCGGCCTCTCCGTCGTCGGTCCACGGACGACGACTTTTCGCGACGGCCTCTCCTGGCTCCGCCGGCACGGCCTGGCCGAGACCGAAGGGGAGCTTGTGAGGCTGAGGAAGCTATGAGCGAGATCGACCTCGAGAAGATCCGAAAGCTCCGGGCCGCCCTCCGGAAACAGCTCCCGGATCTCGACACGGGCTGCAAGATCAGCCAGGAGACGCTCTCGGCCGCGATGGCGCTCCTCGGCGAGGTCATCACCATTCGGATCCTGATCTCCAAGCCCGAGTCCCCGATGGTCCCGCTCATGAAGGACGTCTGCGAGGCGCTCTCCCGGGAGGCGGCGAGGATCCTGAAGGCGCATATCCCCGACGCGATCGTGACGTCCTTCTTCCGCGAGCCCGGGGAGCAGCCATGATCGAGCATTTCGACATCTGGATCTTGAGGCGGCGCCGGCGGGTCGTCGTCACCGATCTCCCGGGCCCGCCGTGCGATCTCATCGTCGCGTCGAACGGGACGCTCGGGGGAACCTATTTCGACGGCGAATGTTGGATCGCCTTCGTCGGCCTTCGGGAGGACGCGATCCGCGTCGGGAAGATCGCGGCGGAGATCCGCGGCTTCCAGCTCGACGTCGAGCTTCATGAGTTCCTCGAGCTCCCCGATGAGGACGTGGAAGGCGCCGAGGAATGGATGGACGAGCAAGACGACGAGGACCTGGTGGAGGACGAGGCGGAGGAGCTCACTTGAAGATTCCTCTCGAAGAGCGCGGGATCACCGAGCGCGCTGTTAAGCGTTTTGCCGAAGCGTACGCGGAAAAGGAAGGCGTCCTTCCGTCGTTTATCGACCTCGAAATGCCGGCTCTCGGTCCCACAACGATGATTCGGTTCGTGCTCTGTGAGAAGGATGGCCGGTCCTTTTACGAGGCCGCCGAAGTCGATCTCGCGTGGGCGCCTGGCCGCAAATGGAGCGTGCCTCTATGACCGACGAGGAGACCCGTCGCGAGGACCTGGGCGAGCGCCTTCGTCGCGCCATCGAGGACAACGACCGGCTCCGGCGGGAGCGGGACAAGGCTCGGGTCGAGCTCGACAGTGTAAAGGCGGAGCGGGACAAGCAATTCGAGGAGCTCGTCCTCCTCAAAGAAAAGCAAGCGCGCGTGAGGAATGTCGTCCTGGCCCTGACGGTGGACGCGGCAACCTTGCGGGAATTGGTGGACTGACTTTTACGGGAGGCGGCGATGGCGGAACGGATGACCGGCGAGGAGTACCAGGAGAAGCTGATCGCGATCATGCACGCGGCCCGGATGCTCGTCTTTGCCGAGGTCGACATCGACGACCTGCTCGCTCGCATCGAACGTGCGGACTCGTTCGGCGCGATGCTCGACCCGACGCTCTACCGGGCCAACCACGGGAAGATGATGGAGGACAAGGCCCTCCTCGAGGCCGCGCGGCCGCTCTGGCGTTACGCGAAGAAGCTCTACCAGGACGCCCTCGCGAGAGCGGCCCAGGACGACGCCAAGAAAGCCGAGGGTTAGTTCAGCGATGACGAACGCGGAGCGAGAGGCGCGGAAGCTCAAGGATCCCTTATGCGTCGGGTTCAACGACGAGGCCGGCGTCTATTGCGCGATCTGCGAATGGTCCGCGCTCTCACGCTCGATCGAGGTCATGGAGGCGAAGCTCAACGGACACCTTCTCGCGGTTCACGGCTTCCGGGCGTTCTGGCGGACTGAAGAGGGAACGGGACGAGAGATCAGGATTCCATAGGAGGCAGGGATGATACGAAGGCTGTGGCGCTCGATGTCTTCCTGGATGATCGGCGACTGCTCCCGGCCCGGGCGCGGTCACTCGATCATGTACCACGTCGCCTTCATCGGATGCATCAAGCCGGATTGCAGATGCGAGGAATTTCAATAGGAGGCGGGGATGGGACAGATCGAGCCGAAGTTCATGACCGACGCCGACCTGAAGGAGATCGCGAAGCACATGGAGGCGCGCGACCAGGCGGCGATGATCGGCGAGGAGAAGCGGATCGAGATCCTCCGGGCGCTCGCCGACGACGTGCCGGGCCTGGTCGGCGAGCTCGCGCGCCTCCGGGCGATCCTCAAGGACACCGACCCGAAGAGCTTCGTCGTCGCCCGGATCCGCCAGGTCGTCCTCGTCGCCCGGAAGAACATCAACCGATGTCGCTCGATGGCGCACTCTGGGCGGGCGAGGTTTCGCGGAGACCTCAACCTGTGCGCCCAATGTCTGATCCAGGGGTTCTCGGGGCTCGAGGTCGCCGCGGAGATTCTCGGGATGAAGGATCTTTAGGAAGCCGGAAGAGAGGGGTGTGATGCGGGAGGAAGAGCGAGAGTTCTACGCCGCAGAGCGGAGAGGTCGAATCCGAGAAGCCCTGGCCGCTCTCGGAGCGATCGCCGTCATCGTCGGCGTGATGGCGCTCCTGGCGTGGTGGGTGGGCCGGTAACATTCAGGCGTTGAAGGAGGCGCGCACGATGGACGTCTACAAGCTCAAACCAGGTCCGGAGCTCGATTTGCTCATCGCCGAGAAAATCATGGGATGGAGCGGAGAAGGCCTCAAAGCGGCCGAGGTTGGTGTGCTCTGGTCCCCGAGTACGCGGATCGCGGATGCGTGGGAGGTCGTCGAGAAGCTCGAACTCTCCATCGCGCCTTACGAGATCGGCCCCATGAAATGGATGGCGTCCAAAACCTCCTACTTCATCGACTCGGAAACCGAGAGCGGGGAGACCGCGCCCCTCGCGATCTGCCGCGCCGCGCTCACGGCGGTGACGCCATGATCTTCCGAACCCTCCCCCTCGCCAAGCTCAAGCGCGCGAAGTACAACCCGCGAAAGATCTCCGACGCCGCCCTCGCCAAGCTCGAGAGGTCGATCGACGAGTTCGGCCTGGTCGAGCCGATCGTCGTCAACAAGAAGACCGGGTACACCGTCGTCGGCGGCCACCAGCGCCTCCGGATCCTCGAGAAGCGCGGCGAGAAGTCGGTCGAGTGCGTCGTGCTCGAGATCACGCCGGAGAAGGAGAGGCTCCTCAATGTCGCGCTCAACAATCAGAACCTCGCCGGCGAGTTCGATCTGCCGGTCCTGGCCGAGCTCCTGAAGGGCCTCGAGACGACGGAGCTCGATCTATCGCTCTCCGGCTTCGACCCGGGCGAGATCATGGACATTCACAGCTCCGTCTTGAACGGTACGGAAGAGGAGGACACCCCCGTCGAAGTCGCTGATACGGCCACGACGCAAACGGGCGACCTGTGGGAGCTCGGCCGGCACCGTCTCCTTTGCGGTGATGCGCGCCAGATCCCGGACCGCGAGCGGATTCTCGCCGGCGCCGGGAAGCTCGACGTCCTGATCGCGGATCCGCCCTACGGCATCGACATCTTGAAAGGCGATCGAGCGATCGGTGCCTCGAGGCCGTTCGGCAAGAACCGACTCGCCGGCGGGAAGATCGTGAAGGTCGGGATCTACAAGCCGATGGAGGGTGACCGCGAGCCCTTCGACCCGCGGCCCTTCGTCCCGCTCGCGCGCCAGGCCGTCTTCTTCGGGGCGAACTACTACGCCGAGCGTCTTCCGTCGAGCTCGGCCTGGCTCATTTGGGACAAGAAAGAGGAGATGGACCTTGGCGACTTCGGCGACGCGGAGCTCGCCTGGACGAACCTGAAGGGCGCAGTGCGGATCTTCCATCATCGCTGGATCGGCATGGTGAAGGCGAGCGAGCACGGAGAGCGCCGGGTCCATCCGACGCAGAAGCCGATCGCGCTCATGAAGTGGTGCCTCGAGAAGACCTCGGGCGAGACGATCTTCGATCCGTACGCCGGCAGCGGAACGGTCATGATCGCCGCCGAAAAGCTCGCGCGGATCTGTCTTGCGATCGAGAGCGAGCCCGTCTACGTCGACGCCGCCGTTCGGCGGTGGCAGAAGATGACGGGCAAAGCCGCGAAGAACCTGACGAGGCCCGCGATCACGATCGAGTGAAGGGAGAGAGGCGATGTCGAACCCGAGCAATCAGAGACCGGAAGATGAGCAAGAGGAGGAGGCGAAGTACAACCTCCGCCTCCCGAAGGATCTCTACCGGGCCGCGAGGAAGCGCGCGGCGGCCCGCGGTCAGACCCTCAAGGCGTGGCTCTGCGGGATCGTGGCGGACGCCCTTGAGCACCCGTCCACGGCAGGATTTCGGAGGATGTAGGGTCCTGCCAGGCCCCTGCGTGGGGCCAGTTTGCTGAAAATGTGTCCTCCCCCGCTTGCGCTCTACGCCTGGAGCGGTACAGTCCCGGCACATGACGGGGAACGGCGAGGGGGAAACGCCCGGCAACGGAGCGCCCCCGCCTTCCCTCGATAGCCTTTCGGCGTCGGCACCCTCCCCCGAATCCCCCCCTACCGACGCCGAGAAGGCGATCGCTCTCTGGCGATCCGTCGACGAGACGAGCTCCGCCACGGCTCTCGCGCGGACGGTGAAGGGCCAGTTCGTGAAGGGAAAGTCCGGCAACCCTCACGGCCGGACGCCCGGCGTCCCGAACCTGAACACCGAGCTCCTGAAGGCGGTCCGGAGATTCCGGGTCAAGGGCAAGGACGGGACGAAGCTCACGTTCATCGACGCGCTCCTCGCGCGCGCGCTTCAGGACCTACGATTCGGCGAGAAGATCATCGACAAGATCTTCGCCGCCGCGACGCCCCAGGCGCCGGCGACCGTGATCGGCGTCACGCAGCATTCATCCGAACAAAATGTGGCCGTCGATATTGTGTCTGATCCTGTCGCTCGGGAGCTCGCTGCTCGATTGGAGGAGCGTGTCGCCGCAGGGCGCCTGGACCCCGGCGGGAACGGCTCGAGTCGCCAGTAAGGGCGCCTGGAAGCTCTACCGGCACGCGAGCCTTTTCAACCGGCTCGGACTCTCTCTCGCCGCCGGCGAGATCAAGAACCTCCTCGTCGAGATCCAGCCTCAGATCGGGAAGAGCGAGTTCTGGTCCCGCTACTTCCCCGCCTGGTACGTCGGGACCTATCCCGATCGCAGGATCGCGCTCGCCTCTTACGCCGCGGACTACGCGCGCCGGTGGGGCCGCCAGGCCCGAGCGGTCATCGAGGAGCACGGCGCCGAGCTCTTCAAGATCGGAGTCGCCCAGGATTCGCACAAGGCCGACGACTGGTCGATCGCCGGCCGCGAAGGCGGGATGATTACGGCCGGCGTCGGCGGACAGATCACGGGCCGCCGGGCGGACCTCATCATCGTCGACGACCCGATCAAGAACGCCGAAGAGGCCGAGTCGAAGGCCCGGAAGGACCTGATCTGGGACTGGTGGGAATCGACGATCTGCTCGCGCGAGAACGAGTCGACCGCGAAGATCGTCATGCACACCCGATGGGCCGAGGACGATCTCGCCGGCCGCATCCGGACCGAGTACATCGACAAGGGCAAGGAACCCTGGACCGTCATCCGTCTCCCGGCGATCGCGGAAGCCGACGAGGACCTCTTCGGCGGCCTGTGGACGCGGAAGAAGGGCGACGTCGTCTGCCCCGAGCGATTCTCGAAGGCGTTCCTCGAGGCGAAGAAGAACCGGACTACCTCCTACTGGTGGGAGACGCTCTACCAGCAGCATCCGCGGGCCCGCGGCGGCGGTCAGATCAAGACGCACTGGTTCCAGGTCGTGGCGGCCGCGCCCCCCGCGCGCCGGGCCGTCCGCGCGTGGGACCTGGCCGCCTCCGAGGACGAGAAGAACAAACAGACGGCCGGCGTCCGGACCATCATTGCCGATGATGGCCTCTACTACCTGACGAACGTCCAGGCGTTCTGGAAGACGGCCGGCGCTCGCGACAATGAGATCGCGGCGATCGCCACCGAGGACGGCGCCGAGACCGAGGTCTCCCTCGAGCAGGAAGGCGGCTCGGGCGGGATCGCCCAGATCGACTACATCTTCAAGCGTCGCGAGTTCGACAACCGGGTCTGCCACGTCTCGAAGGCCCGCGGCTCGAAGGAGCTCCGCGCTGACGCCTTCGCCTCGGCCGCCGAACGCGGCAAGGTCCGCCTGGTCGACGGCCCCTGGGTCAAGGCCTTCAAGGAGCAGATCGAGCGTTTCCCGAAGGGCCTGATCGACATGGTCGACGCCGCGGCCCACGCCCACAACCTCCTCGCCGGCGAGGACGAGATCCCCGACGTCCCCGAGGGCTTCGATCCCGCGAGCGCCGGACGGTCCCCGATCTTCCCGATCGTCGGACCGGGGAGCCTGTTCGGATGAGCCCGAAGGTTCCGTTCCTCCCGGTCCAGATCGCAAAGGGCGGCGTCACCTGGGGCGGCGCTCCCGGCAGCTCGAAGGCCATGAAGCCCGGCGATGGGAAGCCGATGAACGCGCAGATCCCGCCGGAAGAATGGGACATGCCTCCGGGCTTCCCCGCGCTCGTCCAGTTCTACGGCACGGAGACCCGCATCGCCGGCGATGTCCAGCGCCTGATCGGGAACTTCAACCCGCGGTATGTCGGAACCGACATACGCTGGATGATGCGCCTCGACCCGGACGTCTCCTTCGGTCTCGCGCTCCATCGGGCGCCGCTCGTCAACCTCGAATGGTCGATCGAGTCCCACGACCCGATCATCAAGGCCTTCGTCACCCAGGCCCTCGAGGCGTGCTACCGCGAGCTCGCCGGCGGCCTCTCGCTCGCCATGCCGTTCGGCCGGCAGATCTGCGAGAAGGTCTGGGAGTCGCGGCCGCTCAAGCTCGAGACGACCGACGAGACGAGCGGAGCGACGACCTCGAAGGACTTCCCGGCGGCCTGGGTCTACAAGCGGTTCAAGGCGATCGACCCCAGGACCTATCACTTCATCATCGACCATGATCTCGACGACTGGGTCGGCGTCGAGCAGCTTTACATGCGCTTCGGGTTGCCTCCCCTCATGCCGGTCTCGCGCGAGCGCCTCGCATTCTGGTGCTTCCGCCGCGAGGAGGTCTTCGGCCGGCTCGAGGGGTTCCCGATGCTCGACCAGGCCTACGAGCCCTGGTGGTTCAAGACCGCGACGCAGCTCATCGCGAACCGCTACTTCGAGCACCGCGCGGACCCGCCCCTCAAGATCCGCGCCGGGGACCGGATCATGATCGGTGGGAAAGAGGCCAGCGGCTTCGAGTACATGGCGACCCAGGCCCTTCAGCTCAAGAGCGGCGGGGCCGTCGTCCTCCCGAACCTCATGGAGAAGGAGACGAAGGAGTACAAGTTCGACCTCGAATACATGAAGGACGACAAGCGCGGCGATCAGCTTCAGCAGCGGATCGACGGGCTGTCGACGCAGATCCTCCGGTCGCTCTGGGTGACGGACCGCGCCGGGACCTCCGGCCGCGGAGGACAGGCGAGCCGCGGCGGCCTGGCCGAGGCGAAGCAACACGCCGAGACGATGTCCGAGAGCCAGGAGTCGATCATCGACGAGTACGCCGAGGTCCTCCAGGAGGACATCATCGACCCCCTCGTCCTCTACAACTTCGGCGAGGAGGCGCTCAGATCGAGCCGGACGAAGATCGTAACCGCCGGCGTCTCCGACAGCCTTCAGGCCGTCTACAAGGACCTCCTCATCGAGCTCTTCGAGTGTGAGAAGGCGCAGCTCGACGGCGAGCCGATCCGCCCGTGGGAGCGGATGGACGTCCCGGCGATCCTGAAGACGCTTCAGATCCCGCAGCGCCCGGGGGACGAGCTTGAGCAGCTCGCCGGCGAGCGGAAGAAGGAGAAGGCGGCCCGCGAGGCCCAGGCCGGCTCCATGACGCCGGGCCCGGGCGGCGCCGACGAGCCGCTCCTCGGAGACGCCGAGCTCGAGAAGAAGGTCCGCGACCGCCTGGTCGCAAAGGGCGCCGTCGATCACGGCGTCGGGATCTCCGGGCAGAACCCCGTCGTCCCGGCCTCGGACGGCGGCCTCTCGCGCCGGCGGAACGGGAGGGGTGAATGACCCCGAACGTCATTTACCAGGACGCGACGGCCTCGAATGTCGTCGTCATCGGCTCCAATCCCTTCGACGTCACCGACAACAACGTCACGGCGGCCGGCACGTTCTACGCGACCCCGCAATTCATCCAGGACTTCGACCATCTGAACAAGCGCCTCGAATCCCGGATCTCGAAGCGCGAGCAAACCGCCAGGGACGGCGCCGGCTACCGGCCGCGCGTATCCGTCGCCCAGGACCTGCGCGGATCCGGACGACGGATCGAGTTCCACGCGCGGAGCAATCCCAGGAGCTTCGTGAGAAAGTCGCCGGGGCGTTCCTGGCGGCAGCGATTGACGGGCTGAGAGCCCTATTTCTCCTTCGAGGGAAGAAAGCCATGAGCAGAGTCAGGTACTTCGGCAACAAGGCCCAGGGGAGCGTCTACTTCACGAACAACACGTTCGTGGACGGCGAGACGATCACCATCGACGACAAGGTCTACGAGTTCGACGACGACGCCGCCGTCACCGCCGGACACGTCCTCGTCGACATCAAGGGAACGGCCGCCCTCACGGCCGCTGAGTTCCTCGCGAAGGTCAACGCGAACAAGCCCACGCATCCCGTGACGGCCGTCGTCGACTCGAAGGACAACCTCATGGTCCACCTGATCGCCGACAAGGCCGGAGTCGCCGGAAACGTCGCCCTGGCCGAAACCGTCACCGACGCAGGCCTGGTCATCTCGGGCGCGACGCTCGTCGGCGGAGAGAACGCCGGGACCCAGACGATCGCCCGCGGCCTCTACACCGTGACGGCGAAGGACATCACGGCGGACCATCTCATCATCGAGACGGGCCTCGTGAGCCCCAGGTTCTTCCACGTCGAGACCCGCACGGCGGCGGGGCTCATCAAGGACGCGACCTTCCTCGCGACGATCGTCGACTCGAAGATCGCGATCGACTTCGCGGGCGCGACCGATCCCATCGCCGGAGACACGATCCGGTGGGAGGCGTTCGAGTAGATCAACCGCTTCGTGCGGTCATTCGGGGCCTCGGGTCCATCCGAGGCCCCCTGTGAAGGCAGGAGGAACGATGAGCGATCACGGGGAGTTCCGGGTGGCGGAAAACCTGACGGCCCTTCGGGCGATCAAGGCTCGCCGGCAGAACGAGGTCGTCCTCGTCAAGGACGTCGTCGGGGACGGCGGCCTGAACGGCGAGGAGTACATCTGGAAGTCCGACGACACGACGGCCGACGACGGCCAGATCTCGATCCTCCCCGCGGACCTCGTCCAGGGGAAGCCCGGCCGGTGGAGGCTGATCGAGTAGCCCCATGAACGCCCTCTCGCGCCAGGTCCCGACGATCGCCGCGCTCCGCGCGATCGGCAAGCCCCGCCAGGCGGCGACCGTCTTCGTCTCCGGCGTCGACGGGATCTTCAAGTTCTCCTCGAGCTCGACGGATGACGACAACGGGTCGAGCATCGTCAAGCCGGAGACCTATCCCTCCAGGAAGCCAGGCCGGTGGATCTTGAGCCTGATCGGCCTCGAGGGGTCGGACATCTCCGCGCGCGCGTACACGTCCGACACCCAGTCGATCCCCGGCGGCGACGTCGACACCCAGGTCGAGCTCGACACGAAGACCTACGACACGGACTCCCTCTGGAATGAGGACGGCCAGAAGTTCGTGGTCCAGACGCCCGGGAAGTACCTCGTCGCCGGCGGCGCCATCCTCGCGGGCTCCGGCGGGGCGCTCCCCGATTTCGAGCTGCAGATCACCGTGAACGACGAGGTCGTGGCCGGCGCGAATTCCCACAAGCATGACACGGACGAGCAGCCGCTCTCCGCGCACTACCTCGGGCTCCTCGAGCAGGGCGACGAGATCAAGCTCGTCGTCGCTCAGGACACGGCGATCGGTCATGGCGCGATCAACCTCGAGGCCGGCGCCTGGCTTGCCGTTCAGCGCGTGGACAAGGCGAGCGGCGACCATCCGCGCCCGGCGTGCTACCTCACGCGCGACCAGGATCTCGAGGTCGCGGCGAGCGAATACGCCGACGTCACCTTCAGCGTCGAGAGGTACGACCGCGGCGACTTCCACGACCTTCTCGCGAACACCGAGCGGGCGACCATCCCGGAGGACGGGGAATACGACATCCAGGGCGGCGTCTCCTGGGACTACTTCCTGCACGATGCGGAGAGCGGCGCCTGGCTCCTCCTTGTCCTGAACGGGGACACGATCGACCTCGCCTTCGTGCCGGCGAAGACCGACGACTTCCCGCGCCAGAAGGTCGCGGCCCTCGGAATCCCGCTAGAGGCCGGCGACGTCGTCTCCCTCCTCGCCTATCAGGATTCCCCGGACACGGTCAAGATCCTCGCCGCCGGCCGGCCGGATCCCGCGCATCTCTCCGTGAGAAAGGTGAACTAAATGCCCGGCCCGAGATTTCCGGAGCCGATCGAGAAGGCCCTCGAGGAGAAGCGCGCGGTCCTCGCGAAGGAGCGCGCCGAGCGAGAGGCCCAGGCCAAGGCCGAAGAGGCGAAGAAGGCGGAGAAGGACAAGGGCGAATAGGGATGGCAGCCTCGCGCGAGTTGACGAGCCTGATCGAGAACGCGGAGACGGTCGCGTCGCTCATCGACATTTACGAGCGGACACTCGGCCGGATCCTCCGGGAGCTTTCGCTCGGGATCACGCAGCCTGGCGGGGCCCGCGCGCGCGAGCTCATCGCCCGAATCCGCGACCTCATCCTCGAGCTCGATCCTTCCCGGGACGGCAAGGTCCGGGCCTGGATCCGGGAGACCGTTCACGAAGCCTTCGTCCTCGGCGACGACGCGGCGACCCGGCAGCTCCGGGAATCCCTCTCCGATCTGTCGTCCGGCGATCGCCAGGCGTGGGGCGAGATCGCGACCGGCTGGACCGCGGTCAATCAGACCGCCATGAGGGCGATCATCTCGTCGATGGACGAGACGCTCCGCCAGGTCGCCTCTCAGATGCAATCCCAGTTCGCCCTCGCCGTCCGGAGGACGCAGCTCGTCCTCCACACCGATCAGGCGATCCGCGAGGCGACGGTCTCCGGGATCATCCGCGGGGCTACCGGCCGGCAGCTCTCCGACGACATCGCGAACATCATCCTCGAGGGCCGCGGGGGGCCTGAGGCGATCGCGCGGCTCCGGGAGCAAGGCTTCCAGCCGGATCTCCTCAAGCTCTACGAGCGCCTGGCGAAGGGCCAGGTCGTCCGGGTCGGCGCCCGAAACTACGACGTCCGCGCGTACGCGAACCTCGTCGCCCGAACGATGCTCCGTGACGCCCACAAGGTCGCGACGCTCGTCCGCCTTCAGCAGAATTCCGTGAACCACGTCCGGATCAGCGTCCACGTTCAGAAGGAGCCGGACGTCTGCACGGCCTACGCCGGCCAGGTCTTCTACATCGGCCAAGGCGAGGATCCGCTCGGCTTTCCGTCCATCAAGGGGATCCCGAACAGCGGGCCGCCATTCCATCCAAACTGCGCTCACGTCCCGGAGCCCTGGGTCCTCGACTTCAAGACCGCCGGCCAGATCGAAGACGCGAGGATCGCGGCCGAGCTCCTCCCGGAGAACGTGTTCGGGAAGACGGCGGCCGACGTGACGAAGTTCATCGAGGAGCTCACGCCGGCACAGCTCGAGGCGATCCTGCCCAACGCGCGGAAGATTCTTCCCGAGGATTATTTCACTCAGCCCCCGGCGCCGCCGATCAAGGGCGCCGCCTAGAGGAGGACCGATGGAACCGAAGGGCTTCTACGTCGTGCACCAGGGCCAGGCGTTCGCCGCGAAAGGCGGAGGGCTCTTCGCGAAGGACGTCGTCTCGGTGGGGAAGCGCCTTCATCCCGCGACCGGCCGGATGGTCGAGTTCGACCGCGACCGGATCGACCGGCTTGTGGCCGCGACGGAGAAGTACCTCAAGAATGGGAACACGATCCCCTTTCCGAAGGGCCACACCGTCGACCCGCTCGAAAACCTCGGGACCTGGCCGGGCCCCTTCATCCGGAGCGGGGACGACTTCGTCGGCGTCGTCGAGCCGAAGGACCCGAAGGCGGCCAAGGGGATCGAGACTGGGGCGCTCGACTTCGTCTCGGCCTTCATCGAGAAGGACGTGACCGATCCGGCCGGCCAGCACTATGCCGAGGTCCCGACGCATATCTGCGCGACGAACTACCCCGTATGGACGGGCCAGAAGAGCTTCGTCGCCCTCTCGCGCGAGGTCTTCACGAAGACGAAGGCCGAGCTCTATCTCCCGGAGGCCCTCGCGAGCGAATCCGACCAGGGCGACGACGACACCCACGATCCGCTCGATCTTCAGGCCGCCCACGACCGCCTCCAGGCGGACATGAAGAAACACGCGAAGGCGTACGGGAAGAGCTACGCGGAGAACGGTGCGGACCACAAGGACACGATGGGCCACGCCGACAAGCTCCGGATCGCGACGCGCCGGCTCGCGAACCATGCGAACCTGATGGCGAAGCACGTCGAGAACACGACCACGGATCACGCCTACGTGCCTCCGATGGCGAAGGTCTCGATCGCCCAGGCGCTCGAGGAGCTCGCCCACGAGGCGGATCCGGCCGCGATCGCGGCCGCGCTCGAGGACCTCGCGAAGAACAACGGCGGATAGAACGGAACCTCGGCCCCTCGGGGCCTTTTTTTGAAAGGAACGTGCGATGGATCTCTCGAAGCTCGCCGTCGCCCTGGGGCTCGACAAGGACAGCCCCTCGGACAAGATCCTCACCGCGGCCGCCAAGGCGGTCGCCGACGGGGTCACGGCCAGGGAGTCCTTGAGCAACCTCACGGCCGAGCTCCCGAAGCACGGCTTCAAGCTCGACCAGGGGAAGGTCATCCGGACCGAGCCGATCGCGCTCGACATCGTCATCAAGCCGGAGGACTCCCCCGAGACGATCCGCCTGAAGGAAGAGCTCCTCAAGGGCCGGAAGGAAGCCTTCGCCCGCCAGCAGGAGCAGCTCAACCGCCTGGTCGCCTCCGGCAAGGTGGCCCCCGCGATGGCCGAGAAGCTCGGCCGGTTCCTCTCCGGGATCAAGGAATTCGAGGCGATCGCCCTCTCCCAGGACGGCGCCCAGGATCCCCAGGCCATCGGCGAGCGGCTCGGGAAGGTCGAGGAAGCCCTGAAGCTCGCGGTCGAGCTCCTCGGCGCGACCCCCGGCGTCATCCTGGCCGACGACAAGGGCAAGCTCCGGCCTGGTCTCCGCACGGTCGCCCTCTCCGATCCCCCGGGGCCGGAAGGCGAGAAGGACGCGGAAGCCCTCGCGCGGAAGGGCGCGGAGATCCACAAGCGCGTCAGCCCCGAACGCTCGAAGTCGGCGAAGGCCGAGAAGGCGGGCGCCGGGAAATAACCCCAGGAACGAGAGTCAGGCCGGGCGTTCCGGTCGGACAGTGAACATGGAATCTCGGTAAGGAGAATACGATGGCCGGTCCTTTCCTTCCCGGCGGGCGCGATGCGCTCCCCGGCATCACGGCCCGGGTCGACCAGGTCGCGAACAACTTCCTCAAGAACGCGGATCACCGGATGACCCGCGGGATCACGATCGACAAGGACGTCGTCGACTCCGGCAACACGCCGACGACCAAGCTCCGCGCGGGCCTGGCCCTGGTGAGAGTGGAGTCCGGAGCGAACAAGAACAAGTACGTCCAGGTCGGTCACGCCGACGACCCGGGCGTCGGGAGCCGGCTCTACGCCGTCCTCCTCATGAAGCCCGTCAACATGGTCGGGCGCGACGGCTCCACGACCGAGGACAAGAGCGGCGAGGGGCTCTTCCACGGCGCCGTCGACGAGGAGAAGGTGATCTTCGGGACCGCGAACCCCCCGGACATCGACGACATCAAGGGGATCCTCGACCAGGTCGAGTTCGAGCTCAAGGCGTAACCGTCGCCGGTCGCCGGCAAGACGGGCAAGGAGGACCCCCGCGAGGATCGCGAGGGCGCCCTGGCTCTGAGGGAAGAAAGAACGAGAAACCGATTCGGAGGGCCTACAAGTGTTGGACATGGACATCCTTCGGTATGAGACCCTGACGGGGATCATCCGCGACTTCGAGCCCGAGGACCTCAACTGGCTCAACTCCGGCGTCCTCCAGGAGGAGACGGGGATGGGTCAGGAAGTGACCTGGGACATCAAGCACGTCCGCCGCGACATCGCGACCTTCGAGGGCCGCGGCGCCCGCGCCGGCCGCCGGAACCTGCAGACCATCGGCCAGCAGCACGCGACGCTGGCCCGGACCTTCAAGGAGAAGCCGCTCATCGGCTCTCAGTTCATCGACCTCCGGGCGCCCGGATCCCTCGAGCGGCAGACGCTCGCCGAGGATCAGATCGCGCGCGAGCTCGAAGACAACGCCATGTGGATGGCCCGGCAGGACAACTTCATGATTTCCCAGGCCCTCCAGGGATCGCTCGCGATGACGATCGACGACCAGGACATCGTCGTCGACTACGCGGTCCCCGCGTCGAACAAGTTCAAGGTCGGAGGCGGCGTCGGGTTCTCGACGATCGACACCGACTGGGAGGATCCGTCGGCCGACATCCTGACGGACATCAAGAACTTCAAGCTCGCGGTCTCCCGTCACAGCGGCCGGACGGCGAAGCGGGCCTGGTGTTCGAGCCGCACGATGACGGCGCTCCTCAACAACGACCGCTTCAAGGAGTTCGTCGGCCGGTCGGTCGCCGGCGCCCAGATCATCGAACAGGGGTACGCGTCGAATCTCCTCGGCCTCGAGTGGGTGATCTCGGACGAGACCTTCACGAACGAGGACGGGACCGTCATCACGCCGTACCTCGACGAGAAGACCGTCGTCATCCATCCCGCTCCGGACCGCGAGTGGGGCTGCTTCCGGATCGGCTCCGACGCCGTGCCGAAGAACGACGGCTCGGGCCTGATCGAGGTCATCGGCAAGTACGCCTTCAGCGCGCTCACGAAGAACCCGCCGGCGTTCACACTCTACGCGGGGTACGTCCGGCTCCCGATCATCAAGCTCCCCGCCGCCATCGTGACGGCGAAAGTCATCGCCTAGGAGACGTTTCCCTCTCTCTTTGGGGAGAGATCTTTCTGGGGGGTCGGCCTGAAAGGGCCGGCCCCCCGTGAGGCGGCGGAGGACGGATGGAGCTTGACGCGACGGTCTCGGGCACGTCGGCGAATTCCTATCTAACGGTCCAGGAAGCCGACGACGCGATGGACGCCTATTTCTCGGTCGATCGGTGGGAGGACCTCGACCAGGACAAGAAGGCCCAGCTCCTCATGGTCGGGACCCGCCTCATCGACAGCTATTCGACGTGGAGCGATCCGGCCGTCGCCGGCCAGGCGCTCGCCTTCCCACGATCGCTCGACGGCCCCAAGGGTGGCCCCTTCACCATCCGGAGGGAAGTGAAGCGCGCGCTCCTCGCCTTCATCGACTACTTCCTCGAGGACCAGGTCGTCGGCCTGAAGCGCCTACAGGCGGAGGGCGTGACCTCGGCCTCGATCCTCGGACAGAACGCGAGCTTCGACGCGGACGTCTCCGAGCTCCCCGGCGCCGCGCGCCGCGAGCTCGACCAGCTCAAGGCAATGGTTCCGCCGCTCTTCAAGAACCGGCCGTACGACGGCAGCGGCGACTCGGAAAGCCTTTTCGGATAGACGATGCTCGACCTACTATTTCGCGACAGCGTGACCCTGCGGCGCGCCTCCGGGCGGACCGTGAGGAACGAGGTCGTCTACAAAGAGGTCCTCGACGGCGCCGGCGGGCCGCTCCCCATTCCGTGCCGGATCAAGCGCCGGAAGGGCCGGACGATCACCGTCCGCGGCCAGGACATCACGCTCGACGCGGAACTCGTCTGCCGTCGATCGAGCGACAACTTCCCGGAGATCGAGGTCGAGGACGTCGTCGTCGCGAAAGACGGAGACGCCTACCGGATCGTCACGATCGACGAGGACGAGCAGCTCTTCGGCTCGGCGAAGTATCTCCGCATGGGGCTCGCCCACACCCACCTCCCGGTGGAGGAGGACAAGCCCGATGCCTAACTCCTTCTTCTCGATCGACCTCGGAAAGCTGAAGGCATCCGTCGCGAGCGTCGAAGGACGCCTGGACGAAGCCGAGGGCCAGTGGATCGCGGCGGTCCGCTACGCGATGGGCGGGTGGATGAACGACGTCATCGCCGAGGCGCAGCAGAAGGCCTCGGTCCGGAGCGGAGATCTCCGCGGCTCGGCCACGGTCACGGATCCGACCTTCGACGGGACCTGGATCTCCCTCTCGGGCGGCTTCAACATCGGCTATTCGAGACAGCGCGACCAGGGCGGAGAGATCGTCGCCAAGAACGGCACCATGCTCTCGATCCCCCTCGACCCCATCATGACCGGCCGCGGCGTGGCCCGGTATTCGAGCCCGCGGGAGGAGGACGGTCTCTTCGTCCTCAAGCTCTGGGGCCGTGTCTTCCTCGCCAAGCGGCGCGGGAAGACGGACCGGACGATCGAGCTCCATTGGGTCCTGAAGAACAGGGTCACGCAGCGCGGCGACGGCTTCTTCTCGAGCGTCATCGAGACCAGGCGTTCGACCGCGGCCGAGCAGATCGGAACGGTCGCGGCCGCCAACCTCGGGAGGGTCGCGTGAGCCAGCGCGTGATCCGTCTTTTCGGCTTCGAGGAGGGGCTCGTCGACCGGATCTCGGAGAGGTTCCGGTTCGCCGATCCGGGCTACCAGGACCTCGGGATGATCCCGGGGAGGCACCTATTCGTGGGCGCGCTCGCCGACGTCCACGACCTCTCGAAGGAACTCGAGGGGTACAACAAGGACCACGAGCCGGTCATCGCTCTCGGATCGAACGTCGGGCCCGGCGTCCCTCCGACCTCCTCCTCCTCCTCGAAGCAGGAGTGGAATATCCAGGCCGTGATCCGATTCGGGAAGGCTCCGGAGGTCGTGAAGGCGCTCCTCGAGGACCTCTCCGACTTCCTCCTCCTTCAGCGCGGCCGCATCTCGACCGGCTTCCAGATCAAGGGGTCGGTCATGGTGGCGCGCCCGACGATCATCGACGTGGACAAGGAAGACCAGGTCCTCGCCTCGACCGTGATTCGTTTCTTCGCCGTCCCTCTGCCCATATAGGAGATCGACAATGTCCGACCAGAACGTCCGCGCCTCCGATCCCCGGAACTACCAGCTCGCCGGCAAGGTCTCCCTGTGGTTCAGGAAGGCCGGCTCGTCCGACGATTCCGACTGGAAGGACCTCGGGAACGTCGTCAACCCAGAGCTCATGCCGACCTTGACCAGGCTCGACCACTTCTCCAACCGGCGGGGCGTCCGGGCGAAGGACAAGAGCCTCATCACCGAGCGGAGCGCGAACCTGAACCTCACGATCGACGAGATCAACCTCCCGAACCTCCAGTTCGCCTTCATGTCCAACATGACGCCGGACGACGACGAGGTCGACACGATGGACGACCGGATCTTCGTCAATCCCGGAAACGCCGGCGTCATCACGATCGGGCAGACGGGCCTCAACGTCGGGAGCATCATCGTCCGCTCGATCAACCACGAGGAGGAGGTCACCTACGTGGCGGGCGTCGACTACACGGTCGACGAGGCCGCCGGGACGATCACAATCACGGCCGGCGCTCTCGCCTCGAACGATCCGGACACGGGCGTTCCCGAGGTCCACGTTCAGTGGGCGAAGGCCGCGGGCTCTCAGTCCTTCGAGATCTTCCCCGGAACGGATCTCAACGGCCAGGCCCAGCTCCAGGTCCTGACCGACGAGGGGATCAAGGTCGTCGCGACCTTCGGAAACGTCAACATGCGGAACAACGGCTCGATCAAGATCGGCGACGGGCAGAAATACGAGGAGATCGGACTTCAGCTCGAGATCCTCGAAGACGTGAACGGCAAGCTCGGGACGCTCCACGTCATCGACGCCGGCGATCTCCCGTAAGGAGCCGTCGCCTGTGGCCATCGTGGATCCGGGCGACAGATAAAAGGACTGGCGGAAGGAGGCGGCGGTGAACACGAAGGGAACGGCGGAGGCGCCGGCCGTGGAGACCCCCATGAGGGCGATCCCGGCGGCGCTCGCGAATCGGAGGGAGGTCGTCACGCTCTGGGACGGATCGACGGTCCTCGTCGAGACCTGGTCCTGGCCGAAGTTCCTCGAGCTCTATAAGTCGGTGGGGAAGATGGAGCAGGTTCCCCTCCTCGCCGAGATGTCCGTTCAGCCGTGCGACCGTGAGAAGGTGAAGAACGCGACTCCGCTCGACCTCGTCAAGATCGCCGCGGCGTCGACGCGCCTCAACATGACGCCCGAGCTCCTAAAAAATCTCAAGGCCCTCGCGGATTTGTGGGGCGCTCCCGCCGAGGGCCTGGATCCGTCGAGTACCCCATCGAAGTAGTTTTCGGCGTTCTCTGTCGGACGGGGCTCGCCTCGATGGCGGAGCTCCTCGCCTGGGACGGCGTGTGGAGTCGATGGTTGCTTGAACTTATGTTTCCCGTAGCCCTCGAGATGGAAGCGGACGACGCGCAGCGCCAGTTCGGTGCCGTTTCCGCGGCGATCGCCGGCTCGTTCAAGCCCGAAGGCGCGAAGCCGTTCCTCGAGGGCCTGAACCGGGTCCGGCGGGAAGCGCGGGGCGAATCGTCCGGATCCGCGGCCGACGGCTCGCCGGCGAAGAAGATGCTCGAGATCTTCGGCAAGCTCAATCTCGCGAAGGCGGCAAAGGGGGCGAAACGTGGCCGGTGATTTCGCAGCCGGGGCGATCGTCGTTGACCTGAAGAGCCAGGTCGATGCGCTCAAAGCCGGCACGGCGGCCGGGAAGACCGAGATCAAGTCCTTCGGGAACGCCGTCGAGGATACGGCGAACAGGGTCGAGTCGAGCGGGAAGAAGATCTCGACCGCGATCGACGGGATCGACGCGAAGTCGGTGCGGATCGCCGACAAGTTCCTGAAGATCACCGCCCACATGATCGCGATGCAGACGGTCCTCGAGAGCGTCCAGGGGCACAAGGGCATGAGCGGCCTCCAGGTCGCGCTCGAGGCCGGCGCGACGTCGCTTCAACGGTTCATCATGGTCTTCGGCCTCATGCCCGGCGTGGGGGGCGCGGCGCTCGGGTCGATCGTGGCCCTTATCTCCGGATACAGCACCTTGACGAAGGCGATCGACGAGGTCGAGAAGAAGCAGCGCGAGCTCAACCGGGAGCTCGACAGGAACGTCGGGAAGGTCATCAGCGCCCTCGCCCGGGAGGACGTGAAGAGCCAGATCCTCCCCGAGTCCCAGGGCCCGCTCGTCGCCTCGATCGCTTCCTATACGCAACAGCTCGAGGCGGCCGACAAGGCGGCCCGAGAGCTCTCCCTTGCCGAGACGATGCTCGCGGCCCAGGCCCCGGTCCTTCAGCGCCAGATCGACGACCTCACGACGAAGATCGACGCGATGTCGGCCGCGGCCGGTGAGCTCGACGCGATCCCTCCGGACGTCCAGAAGCTCTCGGCCGAGCTCGCCAAGCTCAACCTGCAGATGGAGGTCCTCCAGCGCAACGTCACGCGCGCGAAGGCCGCGATGAGCGGCGCCGACATCGAGGGGACCGCGAGGAAGATCCGGGACCTCAAGGAGGCGCTCGACTTCGCGAAGACGGAGGAACAGGCCCGGAAGCTCATCTCCACGATCGGGGACGTCCAGATCGAGGGCCAGCGCGCCGTCGAGCTCGGCCTCGACACCCCGCTACAGGCCGCCCAGAAGAACCTTCAGGCGACCGAGGCTGCCCTCCGGAAAATCATCGCCGCGGAGGAGGACCTCAAGAAGGCGATGGCCCTCGTCGGTGACAACGAGGAGCTCCGGAATGCCATCCAGCAGCAGCTCGCCCTCCTCCAGGAGAGCGAGGCCGCGCTCGGTCCGAAGGCTCAGATCGCGAAGGCGGAGCTCGAATCGAAACAGGCCGCGGGCCAGTACGCCCAGGGCCTGGCGAGCTCGATCGGCCAGGCCGTCTCGAATGGGATCCTGAACGGCGAGAAGGCGATGACGATCCTCGCGGACGTCGGCCGGAACCTCTTCGCGAACATGCTGAACAACGTGGTCGACACCTTCCAGAAGGGCATGATCGCGGCCTTCCAGTCGATTGCCGGCCAGGGCGGCGAGATCTTGGGCGGCGCGTTGACCGCGGTCCTCGGCGTCGTCGGCGGGATCCTGTCGCGCAAGCGTAGTGGGTCTCAGAGCTTCGGCGGCGTCCAGAGCGGGATCACGTCGAACGAGGCGGTCCGCGGGATCGTCGCGGGACCGACGAACGTCGCGATCGCGGCCGTCGGCGAGGACATCTCCCGCTCGATGGCGCCCGTCGTGATCCGACTGGACACGATCGCCACGATCCTCCGGAGCATCGACGGGAAGACCAGGACTACCGGCGGCGTCGGCTTCTCGTCCCCGGCCGTCATGGTTCCCACCGCATAGGAGAGACCGATGAGCCAGTTCGTCCTTCCGCGCCAGGTCGCGACCGTGGCGGCGCTCCGTTCGGTCGCCCGGCATCGCGACAAGGCGCACGCCTTCGTGCTCGGGACGAAGGACGTGTACCTATACGACGCGGCCGAGACGACGGCGGACGACGGCCTGGACTTCGTGAAGCCCGACGACGTGGGCGGCGGCGATCCGGGGCGGTGGGTGCGGTACGTTCGTGGGCAAGCGGTCAACGCGGGGCGGAGCGCGCTCATCGCCTGGGCACAGTCCATCCCGCACAACTTTTCCACGCACTTCGACCTCTCCTCGGCCTTCGTCTACTGGGATGACGACTCGATCTTCGACCCGGCCGTGGCGGGTGGGAAAGGCGGGTTCGTCATTCCGGCCTCGTGGGTCGGGAAGAATGCCCGGGTGACCTTCTGGCTTACCTGGGATAACACGGACTCGACGGGCGTCCGCTATGCCGAGGCCATGCGCGGCGCGGCCGACGGGGTCGACTTCCCGGGTACGACCTACAAGCCGCTTCAGACCTTCTCGAGCGACGCGCACGTCGTTCCGTCCATCGAAACGAACCTCCTCCTGGGGGAGATCCTCACGGGGGAGGCCTACCAGACGGGGGCCGGGAACATCAACGTGTCGGGGCGGATTCTGATCGAGCGGATGAATTAGAGAGGCCGGCGAAATGAGACACGTCGAGATCCGCGAGGTCGAGAGCGTCGAGGCGATCCGCGCCCTGAAGAAGCACCTCGACAAGAGCCAGGCCTTCGTCTCGCCGGCGCGCGACTGGTACATCTTCGACAAGGACTCGGCGGCCGCGGACGACGGCTTCGACGTCGTCAAGCCGGACAACGTCTCGGGGAGCGGCCGCTTCCTGCGCTACTCCCGCGGCTCCGCCGGCTCCGGCGTGGTCGCCGACGTGACGTCCTTCGGTGCGAAGGGAGACGGGGCCACGGACGACACCGTCGCGATCCAGAAGGCGATCGACTCCGGCGCGGACACGATCTACTTCCCGAGGCCGGCGAGCTCGTACATAGTCGGGCAGCTCAAGCCGGCGGACAAGCCTCAGCGGTTCGTGGGAGGCCAGGCCGAGTCGTTCGGGGGCTGCCGGCTCAACTTCGGCGCGACGGCTGGAAGCGCCTGGCTTTTCCAGTACGGGCACAACTACGAGTTCGTCAACCTCCTCGAGTGGGCCGCCAATCAGGCCGGGCAGATCGCCCTCGAGACCGACGGGGCCTCGCCGACGATCTTCTTCCGCAACACGTTCTTCGGGTCGAACGCCGGCGCGACGGGAAAGGAATTCGAGACCGCGCTCAAGGCCGGCGCCGGCGACGCGCCCACGCTCGTCATGTGGGACTCGCTCGTCATGCTGAAGAACTCGGCCCAGGCGCTCGCCTTCAAGGGCGGCGGATCGAGCGGCGGGCTCTATCTCTTCGATTCGGCGATCCAGGGCAACAGCGGAGTCGGAGTCGGAGGATCGGACGAGCGGGTCGGCGTCGTCCTCGACGACGAATCGGCCATCGGGTGCTCGAACGGCCTTCTCCTCGAGAACTGGTCGCGCCTCGGCCACGGGTACGTCTTCGGGGACGGCCTGGTCTATTTCTCCGATCCGGGGGGCGACTTCCTGCATGTCGACGGGTGCGAGTTCGTGATCGCGACTCTCAAGATCGCGGCGTCCCTCGCCAACTTCAAGAACATCTCGCTCTATACCCAGGTCGCGACCGCGCGGCTTCTCGACATCGAGGCGTCCGCGGCGAGCCTGTCCTTCGACGGGCAGGTCTATGACGGCGGGCTCGTCACCAGCGAGACGGTCCGGGTTGCCGCATCGTCCGGCAGGTACGACATCAGCTTCGGGTACACCACCGCCGGGAAGCCGATCTTCAAGGAGACCGGCGCGGCCGACGACAACCATCTCCGGTACGTGGCGAGCAGCACCGTCGGCGACGACCCCGTCATCATCGGCCAGCTCTCGGCCGTCAACGGAGTGAACATCCAGAGGTTCGCCGTCGGCGGGCCGTGGGCCAACTGGATCAAGCCGCGCGGCGCCCGGAAGCACACCATCAAGATCTGGGGCGCCGGCGGTGGCGCTGGGTCTGGACGCAAGAGCACCGCAGCTCTCGCGGGCGGCGGTGGAGGAGGCGGCGGCGGGAACTACTGCGAGTGGGTCGATCTTCCGAGTTCCATTCTCGCGGCGACGCTGGCGGCGACTGTCGGCGAAGGAGGCGTGGGGGGCGCGGCTCAAACGGTCAACGACACCGACGGCAACGACGGCACCGACGGAGGCGACTCGGACTTGGGTGGTGGGCTCTTCGGCGCTTCGGGCGGCCTCAAGGGTCTGAAAGGAACGTCTGCGGCTGGCGGAGCGCCCGGTGCCGGCGGCGGCGCGGCGATGATGTTCTACGGCGGCGCGGGCGGCGCGGGCGGAGACGGCACGACCGCCGCGGCAATCGGAAGGAACGCTTACATCCTCGCGACCCCGACGTACGAGGGTCTCGGTCTCGCTGCGGGCGGAGGCGGCGGCGGCGGCGGAGTGACCGCGGCCGGAGCAGATCAAGCCGGAGCCGTAGGCGCGGGCGCCTACGACGGCGGGCTCAACTTCGCAAACAGCGGCGGCGCCGGAGGCGCTGCCGGGGTGGCCGGTGGCGATGGACAGAACGACGGGATTGTCGATGTCTCCGGAGGTGCCGGTGGTGGCGGTGGTGGGAAACAAGGCGCGGCGGCGGGCAAGGGCGGTGACGGCGCCCAGGCTGCCGGGGGCGGCGGAGGTGGTGGTGGGCGCGGCGGAAACAGCGGCAAAGGGGGCGACGGAGGGGACGGTCTGATCCTCGTGATCTCGGCCGTCGCCTAGAAGGAGAAGCCGATGAAATGCTTCAAGGCATTCAACCTCGACGTGCCGGCGGTCGTCTCCTCGCTCCTCGAGCAAGGGCTCCAGGTCCGGGAGGTCCGGTTCCGCGGCAAAGACAGACGATCGACACCGACGCGCGCGGCCTTCGCCTGTGTCTGCTTCGCCGACGCGGAGGACGACGCGAAAATCGCGGCCGCACTCGCGAGCATGTCGACGCCTCCGGGCGAATGGGCGAACGCGAACACGGACGGCGAATTCGAGGCCCTCAGAACGGGGAAAGGCCCGAACCTTCAGGTCTTTGAAGCATGAGACACTTCGCCCTCGCACTCCTCGTCCTCCTCTCCGGCTGCGTCTTCAAGTCCATCTTCGAGAAGGGCCCGGACTACTCGCCCTACCTCGCGCACCACTGCGACAACTTCCGGAAGACGCCGAAGGGCCATCTCGTCTGTAACGACCCGAAGGGCTCGGTCCTGAAAGGCTTCGCGACCGAGGCCGAGATCGACCAAGCGGTCGACGCGGCATGGGACTTCTTCCGATCGAGGTTCCCCGAGTACCCGGCCGTCGAGGCGGCCTGTTGCACGACCGACCGCTACGCCATGTGGATCGGCCAGTGGGCCGCGGGCGCCGAGCTCGGGAAGGGCGCGAAGGTCCTATACGTCTGCCTGTGGAGTCGCGGGACCTCCGCGACCGATCCGGGCAACGTCTGGGAAAAGCGCCCGCCGGGGACGAACGAGTTCGGCGACACCTACCCGACGTGGAGGTACACGGCGAAGCCACTCGTCCCGGCGCTCGCCCACGAGGCGCTCCACGCAGCGATCGGAGATCCGGCTCACGGCTCGCCTCTTTGGCAGAGGCTCAAGTAGGAGAGAACGATGGCGAACTACTCCCTCGTCCAGCGCGGCGTGACGACGGTCACGGTCGGAGACGTGAGCCCGAAGGACGTCGCGCTCGCCTCTCCCGTGAAGCCCGGATCCGCCGAGGTCAAAGCGTTGATCCGCGAATCGAGGATCCCGGCCCTCCCGGACCCGGACCTCACTCTCGAGCACCGCGGCGCGACGGTCCGGCTCCTCAACGCCAACACGATCCGGATCGAGTGGAACGGGACACTCTCGACGGACGCGGAGGCCGGTGACGAGACGATCACCGTCGCGTGGCAGGTCTTCGACATCGACGATCTCGGCGACGACATCAAGGAGATCCTCTTCCGCCAGCTCCGGCTCCTCGGGTACGCCGGCGAGGCGAAGATCCAGGACCTCTGCGTCTACGACACGCCCGGGAACCTCGTCTCTTACCGCGTCCGCGTGTTCGACACGAAGGCCCACGCCGACGCGGCCACGGTCGACCTGGACGACGCGCAGAACCTTCAGACGGGCGAGCTCGCCCGATACAACGTGACCGTCGCCCTCGAGAAGGACGAGAACGACCGGGTCTCGCTCAAGATGGTCCGGACGAAGCTCGCGGCGAATCCCGACATCAGTTAGGCGAACCGTCGCTCGCGCCGGCGGAGGTCCTGAGCGACGGATAAGGAGAAGACGGTGGACTTCGAGACCCAGGGGCTGGCGGCCGCGTACGGGAACGATCACTTCGACCCGATGGCGCCGTGGCCGCGCCCCGTCGGAGGAAACGCCCGCCAGGCGCGCCTCAACCCGATCCGCGGCGGCGGCCGGTGCCTCAAGCATCCCTTCTACCCGAGGATCGTCTACCCGCGGCTCCCGGACCTGACCGTCAACTTCCTCGACGATCCGATTCGCCGCGTCCGCTCCGTCGTGACGAAGACCCTCGCCGGCGCGGCGGTCGACCACTTCAAGGATCCGGTCGACGGGACGGTCATCACCGAGACGTGGGGAGTCTCGGCCGGGAACGAGCTCACGACGTTGACGAGGTTCTTCCGCCAGGTCCTCCGCTTCCGGGAGGACGTCCTTCCGCCGGACCAGTACCTGGGATGGCAGCCCCGGGACCTCTCGCCCAAGAACTTCTGGATCGAGCTCCTCGACGTCCGGCTCGGCCAGAGCGAGGACTATCCCGTCGAGGCGCTCGGGGAAAAGCGCCCCTACTACATGCGCCAGGCGCTCTCCATCTCCTTCAAGCTCGTTCGGGAGGCCCGCGGCGCCGCCGGCGTCGCGTGGTTCGAGGGCCTGTAAAATGGGACTGATCTCGAGAGGTTCGCAGCCGACGATCGAGTGGGAGAGGGTCACGCGCGCGACCGAGCCTCGCCTCCGCGGCCCCGTGCCTGGGATCAACTCGCCCATCGAGAACGCGAACCTCATCCTCAACAAACAGGTCCTCACGCTCAACCGGGCCGGCTCCCATCCGAAGAACCCGATCCTCGCCGGCCTCGGGATCCGCTCGGGATTCCAGGTCGGGCTCAAGGATCGCCTGACCGGAGTCTTCATCTACCAGGACCGCCGCTCGATCGGGAACAACCTGGCCGAGGACGCGCCCTCCGGCGGGCCCGGCCTCTACACGGTCGACATGCTCGCCGGGAGCGGACAGACGAAGGCCGGAACGCCGGCGTCCGGAGCGATCCGCAACTTCCTCCGGTGGAGCTCCGTCTTCGGGACCGTCGAGCGGGAGTTCTGGATCAAGTCCTACGACTACGACATCGTAACCGTCGGAGATCTCCCGGCGCTCGATCCGGACACGCTCCTCCCGGTCGAGCGGGCCTTCCCGATGGTCGACGCCTCGAGGGACTGGCTCGACATCCCGATCGACTTCTTCGTCTCCTGGAACGACGAATTCCAGGAGATGCACCGGCTCGTCACCGAGGGGACGCCCGAGGGCGGCTTCCTCAAGGCGTACGGCGGGGCGGTTTTCGTTTCCTTCTTCGACACGACGCCGGGGACCGAAGGCGTCGGCGTCCAGGTGAACCCGGTCACCCAGAACCCGGTGAAGGACCAGCAGATCATTCAAGTCGAGAATACCGCGGGCCTGAAGTCGATCACGGTCCGCTTCCGATCGAAGGAGGACTCCCTCTACTTCGTCGATGTCCCGATTCTGATCCGGGTACTTCCTCCGCCGGCGGACAATTGTCTTCCACCGATCGACGAGCCCTGCTGCCAGGAGCTCATCCTTCACACCCAGACGATCGAGGCGAATACGCCGGACGAGCCGAGCGTTCCGGGCGTCCAGGTCGTCGCGGGAACCCCGGGGACGAAGCCGGCGAAGGACCTTTTGATCGTGGGGATCCACGCGGCCGCCGTCGGCTCGGCGCCGACTCTCCTCGTCCGGAAGTTCGAGCTCGTCCAGGACCTTACGAACATCGGCGGCTCGGTCTACCAGCAGGTCGACACCGACCTCGAATTCCTTCCGCTCCGGACGCCGGCGGCCTCCCCGGTCGAGGCGCCGCCCTACCAGGCGCCTCTCCGCCTGGTCATCGCCTTCGACATTGGCGCGGACCGCGCGGCCCACGTCGCGCTCTACGTTATCTCCGTCAAGGACGACGTCCACCTGTCCGCGGGGCGCCCCTTCACCGGGCCCGCGGCGCGGGACCTCTGCTTCTTCCCGAAGGGCGAGACCGGGGGACAGGACCCCTGCATCTATGGGTAAGCCGCTCGTCTCCGTCGTCATGCCGACCTGGAACCGGCCGCGCTTCGCGGAGCGGGCCCTGGAGCTCATCCTCGCACAGACGTATGACAACCTCGAGATCCTGGTCCTCGACGACAGCGACCCCTGGCAGCTCATGAGGCTCCCCCGCGAGGCCGAGGTCCGCTACTACCGGCTCCCGAGCCGCTTCACGATCGGGGAGAAGTGGCACGTCGCCGACGAGGTCGCCCGCGGGGAGATCGTCGTCCACTGGGATGACGACGACTACTATTCCCCCCGCCGGATCGTTCGCCAGATCGAGCCGCTGGTCCTCGACCAGGCGGACCTCGTCGGGCTCGGGATGGATCTCGTCTTGACGATCCCCGACTGCCGCTTCTGGCGCTTCAAGCGCGAACCGTCGCGGATCCGCGGGCACTCGCTCCACGATGGGACGATCGCCTATCGCCGCGGCGCCCTCAAGGCCCTCTACCGCGACAGCTCGCTCGGAGAATCGACGGCCTTCGTGAATGAGGCGATCTCGGGAGGGGCTAGGATCGTCGAGCTCCACCAGAAGGACCTCTTCGTCTACGTAAGGCACGACCGCAACTCCTGGCGGTTCGACGCGCGGGAGCGCCTCGAGCCGGCGCCGCAGCCCCGGTGGTTCCCCGAGGAGATGCTCGTCTTCTACAAGATGGCGGCCGCCGATGTCCCGTGAACTCTTCGCCGGGTCCAGGCTGAACGAGATCGCCGGGTCGCTTACCCGATGGCCCGCCTGGCAGATCCTCGTCTGGAACCCGAACAAGACCACGATCAACGAGGTCGCCGCCGGCACCGTCCGCCAGGCGCCCTTCGACCTGACGCCCTACGTCGCGGAGTTCGAGCACGAGGAGAACATCGGCTTCGAGAACGGGAACGACCCCTCGGTTACGCGGGTGACCTTCCGCTTCAAGCGGTCGCCCGCCGGCGGCAAGGACATGAGGCGCGGCCTGGTCGAGGACGGCGTGATCGTGCGGGTCCTCGTGGGGGACCGCCGAGTCCGGAAGGAGGACTGGGTCCCGCTCTTCACCGGGACCTTCCGCGGCCGCCCGGGGGACGACCGGGGGACGCCGGCGCGCCTGACGGAGGGCCTCGAGGCGACGGCCTACGGGCGGGAGGAGCGGTATCTCAACCTCGACGTGACGACGGAGGTCTTCGGGAAGAACACCGACGTCGGGCAGATCGCCCTCGCGATCGCGACCGGCGTCATGGAGCTCGGCCAGGACGAGGTCCGCTTCGGGGCGCAGGGCTTCCGTTCTCAGCACGTCTCGAATCAGATCGTCTCGACGAATTGCCTCGACGCGCTCTGGCAGCTCTTCTTCACGGTCGGGAAGAAGCCCAAGTTCGACGCCCAGGGCCGCCTGGTCGCGGTCGACGTGAACCTCGACAAGCCGGCCGCCAGGATCTTCTCCCGAGGGGACGTCACCGTCGAGCAGTCCATCGCCGCCCCGAACGACCTCGAGGTCAACAACGAGGTCGAGCTCCACGGCCTGTCCGCGACTCTGACGAAGGCCGTCCAGGCGATGCAGTTCCTCTTCTCGGTCGACGTCGTGACCGGCTTCTTCGATTCGAGCTACGACCGCGTCTTCTTCTATTCCGACGACCGCTCTCAGCGGGCGCAGAACACGTTCCTCCACGAGAAGCACAAGATCTCCTGGAGCGACGCGACCTGGACCGAGATCGACGAATTCTCCGGGGCGCTCTCGATCGATACCCACTACCTCGCGACGGCGAGGGAGATCATCTTCGGCGTCTACCTCGCCCTCGAGCTCGCGGTCGCGTTCCTCGACTTCCTCGCGCAGCAGTCGAACGGGGTCCTCGGGGACTTCCTCGCGACGCTCCGCCAGGTCCTGAAAGTCGCCGCGCTCGTCGCCCTGGCGGCTCTCCTTTGGGCGATGAACTTCATCGGCCGCGGGACCTACGAGGTATGGGGCGAGCCCTTCGAGTTCGTCTATCAGGAGCTCGTCTCGAAGGCGAAGCTCCCGAGCCTCCGGCCGGAGGAGATCCGCTCGCTCGTCTACCGGAACGACCTCCTCTCCTCGATGGATGACCTCGACGCGATCTCACGGGAGCATCTCCGGCGCGAGCTCGTCAAGAACCAGCTCTTCACGATCACGCTCATGGACGACCCTCTCCTCGAGGTCGACGACGTCATCGAGCTCTCGAGCGGCGAGCGGTTCTACGTGAACGCCGTCCGCCGCGTGGTCCGGTTCGGGGAGAAGTCGACGGTCGACCTCCTTTGCTGGAAGATCTTCGACCCCGTCACGGCCGCGCTCGAGACGGAGGCGGTCGCATGAGGAACGCCGCGGTCCTGTCCAGGCGCGAGCTCGAAGCCCACGCGAGATACGTCTCCGGCGTCACGGCGACGACCCCCGTTTACAAGGAGATCGACCAGGCAGGGAACAAGGAGTGGCTGGTCGACGTCTACATCGGCCTCCCGACCTCGAGCTCGATGGCGATCATCCGGAACGTCCCGGTCGCCCCCTTCGCGAGACAGCTCGTCTCCGGCGCTCGGATCCCGGTCTCTCTCGAGCGGTCCCGCCAGGGGAAGTACACGGTCGTCGGCCGCGCGAAGGAGATGACGGCCGGCGCCCAGACGCCGGACGGATCCATCCTGGAGCCGACCTATCACGAGATCGAGTACAACCTGGCGGACCTCGGGCTCCTCTTCATCCCGGACTTCGATTTCACTCCCGAGGCGTGGGGCGACAAGACCTGGGGAGACGCGGACAAGCCGTGGCAATCCGTCGAGGCCGTCGACGCCTTCGGGGCAGAGATCATGGGGCCTGACGTCGATCCGGCGGACGTCCCGGTCCTCTTCCAGCCGGCCAAGAACCGGAAGATCACGACCCGCCATGTCCTTCTCACCCGGAAGGGATGGGGCGGCCCTCATCCTCTCCTCTGGGGCGCGGATCCCTGGGGGGCGGAATATCAGGAGATCCTCGAAAACGTCGAGTAAGGAGCGCACACGATGAGCCTCGTCCTGGCAAACATCCCCCTCGGGAGCACGAATTACCCGGCGATCGTCAAGGGCAACTTCGACGCGATCGAGGCGGCGGTCAATTCGCTCGCCGCGCAGATCTCCGCGGCCGTCGGGGACGGGGCTCTTCTCACGCTCGACGAGTTCGATCGCGACGGGATCGTCGGGGCGGCGAGCTACCAGCTCGACATCGAGAACTACGCCGGTGGCTCGCAAATCACGATCGGCCGGCGGCCGGCCTTCAACATCGCCTTCGGGGAGCAGGACATCTCGGTCGCGTGGGCGACGTTCGCCGGCGTCAAGCATCGCGTCACGCAGACCGGCGACGTCACGCTCGACGCCTCGGCGATCGTCGCCGGCCTCCCGAAGACGATCTACATCGGCGTCCCGTCGGGAGGAACCGCGCAGCTCTTCGAGGACAATTCCGCGCCGAACATCCTCTATCTCTACTCGATGACGTGGGATGGGTTCGGCCTGTCCGACTTCGCCCGTCTCGCGCAGATCCTTCCCGGCTATTCGACTCACCAAGCCCTCGCGTCCAACGTCCGGACAATCTCGATCCAGGACACGGAGAGCGAGTTCCTGGACGACCCCGACGGCCGGGTCGATCTCGTCCTTCCCGGAGCTCCGGACGACAACGTCGTCGGGATCGACGGCGCCGTCGAGGTCGTCGGCTTCGCGATCACCGCGCACCGCGGGGACGACGAGGGGCTCTACGCGCCGACTGGGGTCGCCCCGGACAACCAGCTCACGCTCGAGATCCAGAGCGAGACCGTGCGCTGGAATAAGGAGGACATCGTCTTCGACGCCTCCAACATCCCCGACACGATCTTCGCGGCCGTCGACAAGGACGTCGTCGGCCTCGATCGCTTCGTGACCGAGTTCCGGCGCTTCACGATCGTCCGGACCCAGATCGGAAGCGAGGTCATCTCGGCCAGGAATTTCACGCTGACGCTTTTCGTTCGCCCGCTCATCGGAGCGGCGGTTCCGAAGGACAAGGACTCGGTCGACATGCTCTAACCGTCGCCCGCGGCCGCGCGGGATCCCGGCGACAGATACGAATGGGTGAGAGGAGGGCTTGATAAATGGCAGAACGCCCGACAGATGTAGTGGGCGGCCGAGGCGAGCCGCAGTTCAAGAGGTTCACCGATCGCATTCTGCTATCGGCGTGCGGCCTCGTAATGGCCCTCGTCGGTCTCGTCTGGGCCCTGACCTGGAGGGGCTCGGAATCGAAGATCGACAAGTCGATTCAGCGAATCGACACGAGCGAGGAGACCCTCAAGCGTCATTCGGAGCGAATCATCAAGCTCGAGGTCATGCAGGACCAGGCGGAGCGACACCTTCAATCGATCGACACGAAGCAGTCCGTGATCGAAGGGAAGATCGACTCCCAGCAGGGCTCCCTGAACCAGGTCTTGCTTGAGCTTCGGAAGAAATAGAAATCCCGAACGATAGAACGAGGAGACTATTATGAGCGTCGCGACTGTCCGCTTCGACGAATCCAACGGCGCCGGCGAGACGATCACCAATGGCGTCACCAACTTCAATTACGGGAACGTCGACACGCCGTCGATGACGATCGACTCGAGCTCGGTCATCACCGCGGGGAACAACTCCTACACGAAGTTCTGGAAGTTCGAGGTCACGGCCATGAACGGCCTGAACCAGATCGACTCCCTCGAGCTCTACAAGAGCGCCGGGAACTACGTGACGGGCGAGGGGATCCAGTGCAACCTCCGGACCTCGAGCTATGGCGGCGCGATCGCCTACGCGACGCCGACGACGACGACCTACACGGATCAGGCGCTCGCGACCTCGGATCCGGCCGCGGCGAATTGGGGCATCGGCGGCGCTCTGAGCGGGACGCTCACCGCGGCCGGAAAGAGCGACTACATGAAGAGCCAGCTCCAGACGACAGGCTCGACGCCGGCGGGCTCGCTCAATCAGAAGACCTTCACGATCAAGTGGAACGAGCAATAGGAAAGGAGATCGCCGTGGCAAAAGAATGTATCTGCCGTCATCCCCAGGCCGTCCATTCCGGCGGCGCCGGGAAATGCTCGGGGAAGAGCGGGGTCGACGCGAAGAAGAAGGTCGCGATCCCCTGCTCCTGCACTTCCTTCGAGCTCCTCGGCCTCTGCGACTGTGGACACCAGCTCAACCATCATCCGAAGGCCGGCGCCTGGCACGACGAGGACAACAAGCCGACGCGCGCCTGTTCGATGACGGTTCCCGGAACCGATCCGATCACCGGCGAGCCGGCGGAAGTTCCCTGTCCCTGCACGACCTTGACCCCGGTGACCTCGTAGCGAAGAGGCGTCGGCGATCGCCGGCAGACAAATAGAAGGGCGGAGACGATGGGCGAGATCCTTTTCGGAAAGAACGCCGAGCCGAAGACGCTCTACCAGACCTGGCTCCCCGAGTGGCGCGCCGTCGTGGGCCCGCTCGTCGAGAAGGGCAAGATGCAGCTTTCGCCCGCGATCTTCAAGATGAAGAGGGCTCTCCTCGTCGAGGAGTTCTCCATCTTCATCAAGCCGACGCGCCTCCATATCGGCCTCAAGATCCACAAGGGCGAGGCGTACCTCGAGCAGCGCCTGGTCAACCGGGAACAGGTTAGGCCGGGGACGCCTCGCGAGCTGATCTGGTGCTGGCGGAGAAAGGCCGAGATGTACACGCTCGACCACAACACGGCGCCGGCGGAGATCGAATGCTTCTTCCTCGGGTGGGAGACGCGGCCGCCGGGCGGCCAGGTGACGCGGTACGGCTTCAAGATCTTCGGCGACGGCCGGCACGTCGAGGACGATCTCCGGAAGGCGAGCGTGTAGATGGCGAATCCGTCCGTCCGCGCTGTCGGCGCCGTCTCGGCCGCCGCGAGCGGGAACGTCTCTCCGGCCCTCCCGACTGGCTGGCAGAACAACGACATCGGCCTTCTGGTCGTCGCGACGCTCGATAACGTCGCGCTTTCCGTGTCCGGCTGGACGCTCATCGACGTCGTCAAGACGAACGGCTCCGGATTCCAGACCGCTCTCTATCGGCGCCGCCTCCAGACCGGCGATACCGCGCCCACCGTGACCCACACGTCGGGGAGCGGGATCTCCGCCTTCATCATCGCCATTCAGAACGCCTCGACCGCCGGAACGGGAATGGATGTCGTCGGCGCCTGGCGAGCGAACGCGAGCTCGACAACGTGCACCGCCGACCAGGTCACGACGGTCAATCCAAATTCCCTCCTCCTCATGTTCGCCGGCGTGGGAGCCAAGCTGACCCTCTCGTCATGGTCGAACAGCCTGGTCGAGGACCAGGACGGGCCGAACACCAACTCGCGGCCGGAAGTCGGCGACGCGAGCGCGACACAGGCCGCGGCCGGCGCCACCGGCTCGCGCACCTGCACCGTGTCCGGAGCTGGCGCGATCAACAACGGGATCCTCGTCGCCGTCCGCGGCGTCCAGACGGCCTCGACCACGAAAACATCGGACGGCCGCGTCAAGGCGCAAGCGTCCACGACCAAGACGAGCGACGGGCGAGCCAAAGCTCAGGCGTCCACCACGAAGACCTCGGATGGCCGAGCGAAGGCCCAGGCCTCGACGACGAAGACCTCGGACGGAAGAGCGAAAGCCCAAGCCTCCACCACAAAGACATCCGACGGCAGGACGAAGGCTCAGGCGTCGACGACGGGGGCTTCCGACGGAAGGGTCAAGGCTCAGGCTTCCACGACCAAGACGTCCGACGGGCGCGCGCGCGTTCAGACGTCCACGACGTCCACGAGCGATGGAAGGATCAAAGCTGCGGCTTCGACGACGAAGGCGAGCGACGGTCGGGTCTTTTCTCCCGCCTCGAGTACAAAGACCTCCGACGGGAGAATTCTCGGACAGGCCTCGACGACAGTCGCATCGGACGGCCGCGCGAAGGCCATCGCCTCAGCCACGAAAACCTCCGACGGCCGGGCGAAGGCCGGCGCCTCTACGACCGGAACGTCTGACGGCAGGGCGAAGGCGAGAGCCTCAACCTCTCTGGCATCCGATGGGCGGAATCTTGCGGTGGCGTCGACCTCTCTATTCTCCAACGCCAAGGTGGGGACGAACGGCGGCGAGGAAGACGTAACCTCCGACGGGCGGGTCAAGGCCCAGGCATCGGTCACGAAGGACTCCGACGGCCGAATCCTGAAACAGGCGTCCTGGACGTTCGCCTCGGATTGCAGGGTCTTCGCGAAGGCCGCGGCCGACATGCTGTCGGATACGTCGGTCGCCCACCGTGGGGAGATGTCGATGACCTCTTCTGCCGGCGTAAAGGCCAGGAGCGCGATCGACGAGCCCTACGTCCTCGAGATCTCTCGAACGATCGGCGGGACCGTCGTCTCGACGCCGGTCTCTTCTCTCCAGCTCGGCCTCTCGCTCAGTCTCGTCGTCCTCGGCAAGCGCGGCCGCGCGGCCGGCAGGAAGACGATCGCGCTCGAGGCGAAGGCGGACGTCCTCAAGCTCAGGGTTACCGACGCGGGGCTCCCATTCGATCTCTCGGACGTGACGGCCGTCTCTCTCGAGCTCCGGCGCCCCTACGCCGTGACCGGACTTGATCTCGACGGCAAGGTCCTCGACGCCGAGCGCGGCCTGATCGCAATCCCGGTCATCCCGTCGGAGCTCCCGGAGGGGGAGCTTCTCGCAACCGTTCGGCTGGTCCTCTCAGGAGGCGCCGAGCTCATCGCTCCGCAGATCGCTCCAATCCCTCTCATCAGCGAATAAGCAAAGGAGATAGGCATGGGGAAGAAAGAGTGGGTTGCATTCGTGGCGCTGGCGGTCCTGTCGATCGCCGGCTGCACCACGAAGAACACGGTCACCGAGGAGGACCGCCAGGGGGTCGACGTCGAGCGGCAGATCGCCGAGAGCCAAGATGCGGAGCTCGATCGCCTCGAGGCTGCGGTCAAGGAAGATCCACAGGTCGCGGCCGTCGCGGCGCCGATAGTGGCGCGGATGCGCGAGAAGAATAACGACTCGAAGCAGATCGCCAACGCGCTTCAAAAGAACTGGGGCCCTCCGGAGAAGCCAGTCACCTACAATCACGCGGAGACGCCCGGTCTGATCGACCGGATCCTGAAGTCCCACCAGGTAGGCTTCTGGGCGGCGGTTGGCGGCGCGTTCGTCTCCGGGGCGCTGGTTCTTATCGGCCTGGCGCGGAGCCCGGTCGCCAAGATGATTCCTGGGATCGGAACGATCCTGACCTCCCTCGATTCGACGTTCGGCGCGATCGAAGCGTGGATGAAGAAGATGAAGGAGGGAGGGCGACCGGAGGTCGCTGCCGGCCTGGCGAGCGTCCTCGAGGCAGCCCACGAGGACGCGAAAGTCAGTCCGTACGTGGCGAAGGTGCTCTCGAAAGTCAAGCTCACAGGCGCGACGCCGGACCAGGTCGCGGAGGCCGCCCACGCGGCGGCCCATGCCGAGATCTCGCCGCCGGCGGTCTCGACTCCTGATCCTGCTCCTGCGACTTCTTCAGCTCCGACGGCCTAGTCCTCCGTCGGAAGGCCGCCTCTGGGGCCCGGGGATTCATCTCCTCGGGCCCCTTCCATTTCTAATGAAGCCCGCGGGCGGGCCCGCTCCTGAATGGCTCAAGTTCCTTGTGGATGAAATCCACGACCGAGGCGTTGCGCTTGCTTTCCGCCTCGTCGATGAGGTCGTTGAGCCTGTCGACGATCGTCCCGGCGCCTCTCCCTTTAAAGCTCTTCTGATCCGACGCGAAGAGGACGACGAGAAAGCGCGCCTCCTTCATCTCGCATTCCGCAGAGAAGTCGCACTCTGGGGCCGGCGGGTGGCTCTCGTATCGCTTCTTATGGAGCTCCTCGAGCTGGAGCCTCGCGAGCTTCGAGGCGTTCTCGTCCTGGGAAGAACGGCCGGCGAAGTACCCCCCGGCGCCCGCCGCGCCGGCGACGATGATGACAACCATGACGACGGCACCGCCTTTCATGGGAATCTCCTTCATGCTCTCGGGTGAGCCTTCTTGTATTCTTCGATCGCCCGACCTTCGGCGACGTGAGTGTAAATCTGAGTCGTGGCGAGATTCGCATGGCCGAGTAGCTCCTGGACCGTCCGGACGTCCGCGCCTCCCTCTAGGAGATGCGTCGCGAAACAATGGCGCAGGAGATGCGGATAGACCGCTTTGTCGATCGTGGTCCGCTCGGCGATCTGATAGACGATGTTCCGGACCATCGATCGCTTGAGCGCGCCCTGCCGGCCGACCAGGAGGGCGTCGCTCTGACGCTTGAACTTCGAGGCGATCACCGCTCTCTCTGGAAGCCACGCGCGGATCGCCGCCGCGGCCGGGCGGCTGATCGGCGGCCGGCGTTCGTGGCCGCCCTTCCCTCGGACCAGGATCCGGCCGCCCTCTTCGCTCAAATCGGTCCCCGAGACGGTCGCCGAGAGGAGCTCGGACAGCCGGATCCCGCTACCGTAAAGGAGCTCCACGACCACAAGCTCGCGCGAGGTCCGCGCGGCCGCGATGACCTTGAGGACGTCCTCCGGTTGAAGGATGCGGGGAAGGCGGCGCGGGATCTTGATCGAGCCGACTCCGACGAGGGGGCTCCGATCGACGTGTCCGCGCTCGGAGAGCCAGGCGAAGAAGTTCCGGGCGACCGAGAGATTCGCCGCGCGGCTCTTCGATGAAAGGCCCCGCTCGCGCTGATCCGAGAGCCACTGCTCGATCGAGCCGCGGGTGACCTCTGTCGCCTTGAGCTCGACGGACGTCAACCATTCCCCGAGCCAGCGAAGGCGGTCCCGATAGGTCTTGATCGTCCAGGCCTCCCGGCCGTGGTTGGCGAGCTCGGTGAGCCACTCCTCGCCATGAACGACGATTGAGACGGATCGGGTCTCCGATCGGGTCTCCGACAACCCTCCCTTTTCTTTCCACCGCTACTCCCTTTTCCCCAGCGGCGAAACCCTCTCCGCGAGAGATCCCCTATCCCTTCGCGGAACCCCGATCGGTAATAGGATTGATACCCGGTTCCTGCAATTTTGCAAGCGGTATTATTTTTTTTGTTGACATCGCTCGAGCCCAGGGTATACTCCCTCTCGATGAGCAAGGGCGAAGAAAAGAACCCCTCGGGACGCGCCGTATCCCTGTCTTGTGCTCTTGCTCATCACTCGAACACTTCTCAGGGGGACCGGCGCGTCTTGCGGGGTTCGATTTTTTGCGGGCAGCGGGAAGCGGCGTGTTTTTCGGGTCGCGACCTGGCTAGAGCAGACGCTCTAGCCAACTGAGCTAACGGCCCCGAGCCCCGAAGGGGGTAAGAGGTCCGCCAGCTTACGCGATCGAGAAACCGCCGTCAACCCCTCCCGCGATGGGAGAAGCGTGACGACGGAAGCGGAAGCGAGAGGGGAGAAGCTCCACCAGCAAGATTTCCCCTCTCAGGCGGCGGGTTCCGTTCGCGGAGCCTCGATCGGTGCCGCCTGTCAATCTTCTCAGCGCGTCGTGTGCTCCTGGTGCGGCGAGGTCCTCTCCGCCGGCATCGAGCCCGCGACCCACGGGATCTGCGTCATCTGCGATCGGAGAGTCCGCGAGAGCGCGGGGCTCCCGCCGCCCGACTACGGCCCCGCGATCGCTCAGGAGCCGCGGAGCGGGGTGCGGTCATGAAGGTCTGGATCGTCACCTATCGGCTTCGCATCCGCCGGCGGGCATGGGAGATCACGTCGTTCGCCTGTCTGTCGTATGCCGCCGCTCAGTTCCACAAGGAGGACGTCATCGCCCGGGCTCTCTCGGCCGGGCATGACTACGACATCCTCTTCGCGAGCCCGAAGGAAGGCTCGGAGATTTGGGAACTGCGGCCCGACGATGTCGGCGCGGAAACGGCGGTGGCCCGATGACCTGTGGATCCTGCGGCCACTCGTTCAGCTTATTCATCTTCCTCCGGGCCCACTGGTTTACAGCCGGATGTCAGAAGGCGCGCACCGTTTGGGCCCGCGTCCTCGAGGCGCGCCGGCGCGGGACTTCGGGTCGCCGCATCCTCCATCAGGCGTACCCGCATCTCTACAAGTCGGAGCCGATGCCGGAGGAGGTCAAGGCCCGCTTCCGCGCGAAGGATGCCGGCGCGGCGCTTGCGGTCCTCTTCGTTCACTCGGTCTTCTTCGGCCTCACGGCCGCCCAGGCGGTGCTCGCGTGAAGCGGACGAACGACCTCGGCCTCGAGAGGGAGCTCCTGGAGGACGGCGTTCTAATCGTCGCCTTCGTCATGCCGAACTCGATCCCCTGCGACCACTTCCTCCCGGAGTTCAAGCGGTTCTCGGAGGAGATGGCGATGCGGACGCTCCTCATCGACGTGGACGAGAACCCCACGATCGCGAAGGGCCTGAATGTGACCGACGTTCCGACCACGATCGTCTTCCGCGACGGCCGGCAGATCCAGAAGCTCGAGGGGCCCTACTCCTACGAGGCCCTCGTCGAGCGAATCGGGAGGGCCAAATGACGGAACCGTCGGCGACCCTTGAAGTCCGCCAGTCCGCGCTCAACGACTTCGAGCTCTGCGGCGAGATGTTCCGCCGGAAGCACATCGAGAAGGAGCCGGCCTATCCGGGGACCGCGGCCCTCCGCGGCGGCGCCGTCCACGTCGGCGCGCAGAAGAACCACGAGCACAAGAAGGCTCAGGGCCAGGACCTCCCCAAGAAGGAGATCATCGACATCGCGATCGCCGGCTTCGAGGAGAAGAAGGCGAAGGAGGGGTTCCGGCTCACGCCCGACGAGCTCAGCGTCGGCGCCAGTCCCGTTCTGGCGCGCACGGTGGAATCGGTCCAGACGCTCACCGGGCTCTATGCCGACCGCGTCGCGCCGGCGATGAAGCCCGACCTGATCGAGCAGGAAGCGAAGATCACGCTCCCGAACGGAGTGGTCTTCGGCGGCCGCCTGGACCTCTCGACAACCGATAACCGCATCAAGGACCTCAAGACCTCGGGCCGCTCGAAGAGCCAGAAGGACATCGACGAGTCTCTTCAGGGGACGCAATACTGGCTCCTCTACACGAAGCTCAAGGGCCACGAGCCCGCCGGCTTCGACCTCGAGGTCCTGGTCGACCTCAAGACCCCCAAGGCGCAGCATCTCGAATCGACGCGGACAAAGAAGGACGTCCAGGTCCTCATCAACCGCGCGAACATCATGCTCCGGTCCGTGCAAGCCGGCCTCTTCGCCCCCGCCGGCGTCGGCTCCTGGATCTGTTCCCCCAAGTGGTGTCCGTTCTGGGACACATGCCCCTTTGTGAACAGTGAGCGCATGGCCGCTGCGGCCAAGCTCGAGGATTGAAAGGAGATTTCATGAGCACCGGAAAGAGCACGGTCCAGGCACAAGCCGAGCCTTTCGAGGATGGAGGATTCGCCCCGGACGGCCCCTTCAAAGTTCTCGAAGGCGGAAAGACCCTGATGAGGGCGGGGACGCCGTTCGTGACGGCGATCTCGGTCCAGAAGCCCCGCAACCTCGACAAGATCGTCGAGGCGATCGACCGCGAGGCACAGTACGCCGGCGACTCCTTCTACTACGCCTGGACGGACAAGAAGGGCAACCGGATCGAAGGCCCGTCGATCGGCCTGGCGAACAGCCTCGCCAGGGAATGGACGAATTGCGCGGTCACGGTCGACTTCCAGGAGACCGACGGGACGTTCATCCTCACGCCGCGCTTCGTGGACATCGAGAAGGGCTTTCAGATGGAGCGCGTCTTCCGCCAGCGAAAGAACGTCGTCCAGGGGAACTTCGATCCGGACCGCAAGCTCGACATGGCGCTTCAGATCGGTCAGTCGAAAGCGATCCGTAACGTGGTGGTGAATGCCGTCCCGCGATGGCTGGTCGACCGCGCGATCGAGAAGGCGAAGGAGGCCGTCGTCAAGGGCCTCGATCCACAGAAGCTCCAGGAGTACGCCGACTCCGTGATGAGCTACTTCACGGCGAAGGGGGCCACGCCCGAGCAGGTCATCGCGAAGGCCGGCAAGGAGAAGGCGCTCTGGTCGCTTCAGGACATCGCCGCCTTCAAGGGCGACAAGAACGCTCTCGAGAAGGGCGAGGCGACGATCACGGAACTCTTCCCGCCCATCGACCCGAAGAAGGAGGTCGAGGGCCCGATCACCGGGAAGGCGATCGCCGATGCTCTCGTTCCGGACAAGCCCGCCGAGACGACGCCGAAGGCCGACCCCTCCACGATCTCGCCCGAGGAGGCCAAGCGGATCCGCGACAAGGAGGTCGCCGAGGCCCAGGGCGAGCCCAAGAAAGCCGCTCCCCCGCCGCCCGCCAAAGGCGGCGCCCCGCAGAAGCCGAAGGGCGAAGGCCTCTTCGGCTAGGTCGAGCGTGAACGTTGGCGGTCCGTCCGGTGAATCCGGCGGACCGCCAGAGTGGACGCTCGGATAGAAGGAGGCGGAGTATGAAGCTCATCACCAAGGGGGTCAAAGGCGTGGACCACGAGGTCTCGCTCGGGCCGAGGAACCTCATCACGGGCCCGAACGGGTCGGGGAAGTCAACGATCGCTGACTCGATCCGCTTCGGCGCGCTTGGCTACGTCCCGGCGCTCGGGAAGCGGCCGGTCGATACCGCCGCGCTCATGCACAACGGCTCGATGTCGGTCGAGCTCGTCCTCGACGACGGCCGAACGGTCAGGCGTTCCCTCGACCGGCAGGACCGCGGCTTCATCGCGGGCGCGGAGGCCTCATGGCTCCGGAACGCGAAACCCACGGAGACGGCGAAGGCGATCCTCGGGATCTTCGGCGCCGAGGAGCAGGACGTCGCCGAGTGCCTGGACATTCGGGAGCTCCTGACCGCGACGCCGAACCAGCGGTCCGCGCGCATCGAGCAGCTCCTCGCCGCCGGTCAGCGGTCACCGGAGGAGATCGCGCGCGCCGTCGCCCGGTTCACCGTCATGCGCCTCATCCCGAACCTCCCGGAGGACAGGATGCCGGCGGACTACCTCGAGGCGCTTCCGATGGTCACGGACCGCCACAAGGCGGCGCTCAAGGAGCACGCCTCGATCCTCGGGGCCAAGATCACGGAGGCCGGAATCCAGGGCGCTCTCGCCTGGGCGAACGAAGAGAAGCGCGACGCGGCAACGGGCCTCAAACAGAAGGAGGCGGCCGCGCACGAGCTCCGGAAGAGGGCTGTCGAGATCCCCGAGCCGGATCCGCGCGACATCGAACGCCTCGAGGGCGAGAAGGCGAGGCTCCAGCGCGATCTTGGCGCCCTTCAGGAGCGGTCGAGCGCATGGGGCCGTCAATCCGCGGCGCGCCGCCAGGCCGAAGCCGCGCTCGTCCAGGTCCGCGAGATGGCCGATCGGACAAATCAGGTCGCGCTCGACGCGGAAGCGGTCCACGGAAAGGCAATCGCCGAGCTCGAGGAGAAAGCCGCCGCGGCCCGGAAGGCCCTCGACATCATGCAGACGCCGGCGGCGAGCGACGATTCCGCGGCTGAGAAGCTCCGGAAGGAAGCCTTCGACCTCGAGGGCAAGGCTGCCGAGATCAAGCTCCCGGAGAAGCCGAGCACGGTCGAGGCCCAGCGAAAGGTCGACATCCTGACGACGCGCCTTCAGGCGGCCAAGCAATCGACCTGGGCGGAAGTCCTGGCCGTGGCCGCCGAGCTCGACTCCCTCTCCGACAGCGCCAAGAAGGGCAAGCTCGCCAAGTGCATCAAGCGCCTCCGCGACGCGGCTCGGCTCTCGATCGGCGCCACTCCCGAGGAGCTCGAACACGATCTCGAAGCCGCGGGCATCGTCCTGGCCCAGATCCAGAAGGAGGTCAAGGAGATCGAGAAGGAGCGCGAAGAGCTGAAGGAGAAGAAGGAGGCCCTCTTCGAGAAGAGCCGCGAGAAGGGCGCCCAGGCGACGAAGCTCCGGGACGAGCTCCGCCAGGCCGACGCCAAGGCGAGAAGCGCCTACGAAACGACCCGGACGCGCCTCCTCGCCGAGCGCCAGGATCTCGAGGGGAAGATCGCGACCCACCGTCGCTCGCTCGAGGCCGCCCGCGGGGAGAAGCTCTCCCTCGATCGACGCCTCGCATCCCTCCAGGACCAGCTCGCCGGCGCCGGCGACCCAGGGCCCGCCCCGGAAGGCATGGAAGCTCTCGAGGCGAAGCTCAGGGCTACCGCGGGCGAGCTCGGGCGCCTCGTCAACGCCCAGGCGGTTCATCGTGAGATCCAGAGCGCCCTATCGTCGATCGAGGAGGCTCAGGCCTCGCGCGACGTCTTCACGGCGATCGAGTGGGCCCTGCAGCGCCAGCGCGAGGTCGAGATCTCCGAGAGCGGCGGCGCGCTCCTCGGGACCGTGCGGGCCTTCCTCGAGGCGGCCGGCCGTCAGGAGACCCCGTTCATACGCGCGGGGGCCGGAAGCTGTTCGATCGGATGGCAGACGCCCGACGGGAAAGACGTCCAGATCCAGGCCCTCTCCGGTGGCGAGTGGTCGTTCTTCGCCGCCGCGCTCACCGCGTCGATGATCCTCGCCCGAGAGGCACAGGTCCGGATCTTGCTCGTCGAGGCCGGTGAGACGGACGACCGGCATCTGGCGCAACTCCTCCGCGGGATCTCAGCGATCGGAAAGGGCCTGACCGCGGCCGTCGTCATGACGCCCCGCGCGCCCGCCGGCGAGCTCCCCGGCTGGAAGACGATCGCGACCGAGTACGCCAAGGCATGACCTCTACGTTTCCTGGGGGGCCTGTAGCCTTCCGGGGCCCCGCCCGATCGGCAACCTCGGGCGGGTCGCTGGACGGCTTGAGAGAGATGGCGGAGGTCAGGACCGAATCTTCGAGGTAGGAGCCCGGGGGACCTGGCCGGAAGAGAGGGTTGAGTGGTGGACGGAGAGAGGTTGTGCGACCGGGGAGTGGGGGCCGGCCCGAGCGGCCCTCCGAAAATTCATAGGCGCGTCAGGCGCGACCCCTTCGGCGCCGTTCGGATCGGCCAGGCCAAGGGGACCCTGAAGCGGTCCTTGCCTGTCGGGACCGTCACGCTCCGGAGCGACCTCGTCAACGGCAAGCGCCAGCTCGTCCGGTTCATCAAGGTCCGGCTCGACGGCCCGCCTCAGCACAGATGGAAGCTCTACGCCCGCTGGTGGTGGGAGAAGAACAACGGCCCCGTCCCCGAAGGGAAGATCGTCATCCACGTCGACGGGAACGAGCTCAACGACAAGCCCGAGAACATCGCGCTCGGGACCCACGGCGACGTCGCGGTCCTCCACCACATGCGGAATCCGGAGTGGAGCGAGGCGCAGCACCGGCGCGCCGGCGCGGGGACCGCCGAGTTCAACCGCTTCTCGTCGAAGCTCAACCGTCTCCGGAAGATCTTCGACGGCTACTGGTACCCGGTGCTCGACCAGGTCGGGATCATCTTCAACGCCCCCTTCCGCCGGCGGAACAAGCTCCTCGCGTGGTTCGGCGTCGACGTCTCCTCCTATCCGCGCAACGGCCGCGCGCGGAAGCTCCTCGCCTCGATCGACGACTCGAAGCCCCGCGCCGTCCGCGGCCGCGAGCTCGCCCACGGGATCCTCAAGACCTACCTCCGGATCGACCCGGAGTTCGTGGTGAACGCGACGGGCGAGAAGCTCTCCGACGAGGACGAGGAGTGGATCAAGACGGTCCGCGATAGCGAGACCTGGCGCCAGGCGGAAGCCGCGGCGAAGAGCGATCTCAGGGAGCGCAAATGAGCGAAGGAACGAAGCGTCCGGCGATCGCCGTCCAGGGCATCGCCGAGCAGCTCGTCGAGCTCCTCCGGCCGGCCTGTGAGCGGATCGAGGTCGCCGGCTCCCTCCGGCGCCGGCTGAAGATGATCGGCGACATCGAGCTCGTCGCGATCCCGAAGATCGAGGTCGTCGAACAGGCGGTCGCCGGCGACCTCTTCGGCGCGATCGAAAGGGTCCGGAAGAACCGGCTCTGGGATCGCCTGACGGAGGTCCTGGCCGGCAGGGACACGCTCAACCACGGCGAGAAGTACCGGAAGTTCCTCTGGCCGACGCCCGACGGAGAGCCGATCAAGGTCGACCTCTTCACCGCCTCGGCCGGAAACTGGGGGCTCATCCTCCTCATCCGCACGGGCTCGGCGACCTTCTCGGAGTACGTCGTCACGCAGCTCGGCAATCAGGGCCGGCCGTCCCACGAAGGATGGGTCCGCTCCGCGCCGCACCGGGGCCACTTCACCGACAAGGAAAAGGCCGCCATGCCGACGATCCAGACTCCGACGGAACAGTCCGTTTTCGAGCTTGCGAGTCTCAAGTATCGCGACCCGTGGAGCGGGCGCGAATAGAACCACGACAGGAGGTTTCCGATGGTCAAGTTCGGCGAATTGATGAAGGCCCTCCGGCAGGGCCAGGGAATCACCCTCACCGAAGCGGCGAAGAAGCTCGGAACCGTGAAGGGCTACATCTCGGGAATCGAGCTCTCTCGGGTCAACGCGCCTTCGGTCAAGATCCTCATCCGCGCGGCGCGGCTCTACGGCGTGCACGCCGAGGACCTGGTCGAGTTCGCCTGGGCGTCGAAGGCGCCGGCGCTCATCCGGGAGCGGGTGCTCGCCAAGCTCGAGAACCCGCTCGCGGCCGCGAAGGTCGAGCCGGCGCGGCCGGTGGCCGTCGAGCTCCCGAAGTCGGCGATCGCCTGAACCGTCGCCGGGATCCGCTCAGGTCCTGGACGACAGATCGAAAAAGCGCGCGGGCGTTCCGCGCGCCGGAGATAGAGGCGGCCAAGAGAAAGGAGCCATCGTGGAAGGCATCAAGCGGAAGGACCAGCTCAAGCTGCCGGGGACCTTCAACGCCCAGGATCAGCGCCTCGAGGACATCGAGGACGAGATGGAGGACAACGACGGCAAGATCGCGAAGCTCCGGAAGAAGAACCGGGAGCTCTCGGACGAGGCCGTCGCGCTCGCGAAGGTGATGAAGCTCAAGTCCTCGCGCGTCCGGGGCTCGAACGAGTGGTATGTCGACAAGCCCTCCGAGAAGTACAAGCGCCGGCGGTTCAAGGACTCGAAGGAGCCGGCCGGCGGGAAGACCGCCGAGGACATCGAGGCCGAAGGCCAGGCGGCCAAGGATCCGAAGAAGGAGTCGGCGTAGTGGCCGATCGCCCGCGGTTTGTCCTTGGGATCGACCCGGGCACCTTCGCTATGGGGTATTGCCTCATCGAGGTGCCGAAGCGGATGAGCTTCAAGGCCGTCCGCTTCGGCACCCTTTACCCTGAGGCGAGGAGCCCGCTCCACCGTCGGCTCGGCCTCCTCATGGAACAGCTCCTCCCGATCTTCGAGGAAGCGAAGGGCCACTGGGCCGAATGCGTCGTCGAGCAGCCCTTCGTGGACGAGAACCATCTCGCGACGCTCGCGATCGCTGGGGCCCGCGCCCTCGCTCTCGCGTACATCGGGCAGATCGGCCTCCGGTTCCATCAGTACCCGCCACAGGTCTGGAAGAAGATCACCGGCCGAGGCAACGCGACCCCGCAGCAATATTCGTACGTCGTCGGTCAGCTCCTCGGGCTCCGGGAGCGAATGCCTCCGGACGCGGCGGCCGCCGGCGGCCTTGCGATCTATCACGCGACCCTCGAATAGGCGATTTGTCAACCGACTATGGAAAAGTCAACCGGACACGGCTGCGCCTGGTGCAGCGGTCCGATTCCCTCGGGCTCGCGGAGCGACGCCCGTTTCTGTTGCCAGAAGTGCCGGCAAGCATCATGGAGGGTCGGCGTCTATTCGTCGCCGCTCGAGGGCCGACGGAAGGCGTCGCCCGTCGACGTCATGGCCCCCGGCCGATTCGCCTATGCGGATCCTCCCTTCCCCGGCCTCGCGAAGCGGTACTACGGCCGCGAGAAGAACTACGCCGGGGAGGTCGATCATCCGTCGCTCATCGATCGACTTCTGTCGTCCGGGTACCGGGGATGGGCGCTCTCGACGTCCGCGCGGGCGCTCCGGGAGCTCCTTCCGCTCTGTCCTCCGGAGGTCCGGGTCTGCGCCTGGGTGAAGCCGGTCGGGGCGCCGCCGCGGACGCTCGGGCTCCACAACGTCTGGGAAGCCGTCATCGTGCTGCAGGGGCGACGGATCCGGCCCGGCAAGCGGGACGCGCTCTACATCCACCCGGCGCGGTTCGGCGGCGAGCTCCCAGGCCGGAAGCCGCTCAAGTTCTCGGCATGGCTCTTCGGCGCGATGGGGATGCTGCCGGACCGGGACGAGCTCGACGACCTCTTCCCTGGGACGGGCGGCGTCTCGAGGGCTTGGCGGGCGCTCGGGGGAAAGCTGTCGCGGGGACTCACGATCGCGACCGGCGACGGATCGAACATCATCACCGGACGACAGGTAAGGAGCGCGCCATGACCGCGATGGAGGAGATCCGGAACGTACTCCTGCACGTCGTCGCTCTTCATGAGGCCCACGGCTGCAACGAGTCGAAGCCGGGGCAAACGTGCGTGAGCTTCCGCGCGAACGCGATCGCGTTCTTCGCTCACTCGCTCGGATTCGATCCGGTGACCTTCAGGGAGCAGCCCGCGAAGGTCCTCGAGGACTATCACCAGCGTCATGTGGCGGCCCGCGGCCGCTGTTGCGTCGGGGAGGGACCATGAAGGTGATCTCGCTTCTCCAGCCCTGGGCCTCGCTGATCGCGCACGGCTACAAGCTGATCGAGACCAGGTCGTGGTCGACCCGGCACCGCGGGCCGATCGCGATCCACGCCTCGAGGAGTCCGCGGCACACGCCGGAGACCGCGGACATCTTCGCGGCGGCCGGCCTCGAGGGCCACGCGAAGCCGTTCCTGGAGGCCCTCAGTTCGTGGCCCCTGGGGAAGATCATCGCGACGGCGAACCTCGACGATGTGGTTCCGGTGGACGCGCCCCATCCGCGCTTGATCGGGATGCAGTTCCACGAGAGCAAGTTCGGGGACTACTCGCCGGGCCGGTTCGCGTGGCTCCTGTCGAACGTGAAGCGCCTCGAGCGGCCGATCGAGCGACGCGGGGCGCTCAGTTTGTGGGAGGTCCCCGACGAGCTCCTGAAGATGGACGGGTCGACGACAAACGCCTGAACGGTTGAAGAGAGGGTCGCATGGGATTCGAGATTCCGATCGACGTCGACTACTTCAAGCATCCGAAGACGCTCCGGCTCATCAGCCTGATCGGACCGACCGCCGATATCTACCCGCTCCGCCTTTGGCGGTGGGCCGCCCAGTACGCGAAGAAGGGGGTCATCGAGGGCGGCGGACCGGCCATCGAGGCCGCCGTGGGCTGGTCTGGGACCCGCGGGAAGCTATCCGACGCCCTTCGGGAGGCCAAATTCCTGGAACGGGATGGTAAGACCATCCACGATTGGATGGAGCACACCGGGCGCGCAATCCTCATTTACGATGAAAAAAAGCGGAAACAGAGGCAGAAGTACGCGCGCGATCACGGAATTCTTCCGGAAGAAAGTAGGCAGACTTCCCCCTATCCTGGACATCCTGGAAACAACAAACAGGAAACTCCGGAAACACAGGTGCCGGACGACCCGGCCAGCCGGAATTCTTCCGGAAGAAATCACGCCGATGGGGCCCCGGAATCAGGACCGGAGGGGACGGACGATGGGGTTGCTGTTGTTGTTTCGGAACGGAAAGAGGGGGACGATCAGGACGGAAAGCCGGCCTCCCGAGAAGGGGCCGCCCTGCTTCTACAGGTCGTCCCGCGTCGATCCTTCGAGCTTCTCCGGGAAATAGACCTCGCCGAGGGTGTAGCGCGCGCCCTGGCGGCCTCCCACGCGGTCGGGCGCGTCTTTGACGTCGTCGAGGGATCCAGGAATTCCGACAACCGGGCGGCCTGGACGAGACGCGCGCTCGAAGAGGACTGGTCGGTTCCCCACGCCAACGGCCCCGCGCGCGAGCAGCTCCTCCGAAAGCTCGAAGGCGACGCGGCGGTCCTCGGCGCGCGACTGAGCTCGGCTCGCCCGCCGCGCCCGGACTTCCCGCGGCTCGAGGGCGAGAGCGAGTCGGAGTGGCTCCGTCGGTTCACCGAAGAAAAGAAGAAACAACGGGACTCGAAGAATGGAGGCGGCGAATGAGCATCTTCAGAATCAAGTCGTGGTTCAACGGCGCGATCCGGTTCGAGGGCGAGTTCGGCTCGATGAAGCTGTGTGTCGAGGCGGCGGTGAAAGCCGGCGTCGATCTCTACGAGGCGGACTTGAGCCATGAGGACCTCGACCGAGCGAGCCTGGACGGAGCGCGCCTGGTCGGAGCGCGCCTGGACGGAGCGAGCCTGGTCGGAGCGCGCCTGGACGGAGCGAGCCTGGACGGAGCGAGCCTGGACGGAGCGAGCCTGGACGGAGCGAGCCTGGACGGAGC